TTTATAGTAATGCTGGTGCCAGAGGCTCCGCTTAATACTCCAGAAAGTACAGAAGCAATTACGGATAGTGCTTGACGGGCATTTACTCCGCTTTCTACTGCTACATCATCTAATCCTGCAGATGATAAATTAACTACTGGTATTTCACTGTCAATTGTTAAACCGTTTGTTATATCTACTCCGTTGCCACCATTATCTCCACCATGAGCGGTTATCCCTGGTCCAGTCCCAACGTCGCAGAAAGCACTAATGCCACTGCCAGTTCCAAGTCCAATACATTCCAACCCGCTTCCGTTTCCACCGCCCAATAGTCTCATTCCGGTCCCGCTTCCGCTTCCAGTGATATCAACTCCAGAGTTGCCAACACCTCCTCCAGTAATGGCTACACCAGTATCACTATTATGATTGATTCTGATTCCGCTTTCTACTTTTATTCCGTTTCCTCCGCCATCGCCACCATATGCGTTTATACCATGCCCAGTACCAACATCACAATACGAAACCATTCCACTGCCTGTACCATATCCAATACATTCAAATCCGCTTGAGTTTCCACTACCACCTCTTACTCTTAAGCCTGTGCCATTTCCGCCACCTTCAATATCTACTCCTACATATCCAGCTCCACCAGATGTAATGGTGACGGCAGTATTAGCACTGTTGGTAATGTTTAGGGCTTTTAAATAAAGGGTCGCATTATTTCCGCTTGTTGCTAGTCCATCAATTTGTGTTAAGTTGGCTTTGATGTTTCTGTTTTCAATTGAAAAAGAGCCTATATTTTCGTTTACGGTTTGTCCGTCGATAGTTGCTCCAGTTAATACTGCAAAATAATCATGCCCTGCAGCATAGAATCCGGCATCAGCATTGTCAGATGTATCAATGTTTAGGTGGTGTACGCCAGTGTTGCTGTCAAAGTCTTCAGTGTCAGTAATGCCAGATGAGGAAGTCCTTTCAGTCGTAGAGTTATCCTTGTATATTTTTATGGTTCCGTTTACAGCTCGCGTAATGCTTGCACCTGTTGAGGCTTTGGTATTCCACATGATTCTGACAACAGAACTGGCTAGAAAATCACCTACATAATTCATTGTTATACACCTTTAATAGTGACCAATATTATGCCCAAAAAAAAGAACAATTCCTTGTTTTGAAAGGGCGTTTTGAACTAAAAATCCTGTCGGAAATCCGTCTAAAAAAAATCTCTTTTTTTTGGCAAAAACGCCTTGCATCCCAGGCAGACCGGAGCTATATTACTCGTGTTGACAGCGACGGACGCGACAACGCGAGACGAAGCAGTCAACCGAAGCTCTTTAAAAAGTAAATACGGAACAACGTCCCAACCCTTAATCGAGAGGTTAAGGTTGTCAGAATGACGAAGGTAAAACCAAGTCACTGACGTAATAAATTCAGATCTGCGGGCAAACCGCTGGTAGAAGTCGGTAACGGCTGCATCCTGAAACGGCTACCACGGAACACAAGCACCAAAACCGCATATGGGTGTTGAGGTTAACACATTGAGGAAACTCAACTAATTAACTAAACATTTGTCAGGAAATGATGAAGCGAAAGTTTTATCAGGGATTGATGAATGGAAACTCGCAGACGGACATCGGAAGTGGATGAGTAGGCCATAGTACTAAATCGCAAGAAATAGTACAAGTACTAGAAATAGTATTAAGAAAAACTACTAAATATTTCATAGTAATATGAAACGTCCACGGAGTAATCGGGATACTTACAGGCATGGTAGATTGCTTGCAAAATCCCCTCCCTTCATTGGGAGAAATAGACCGAAAGGTTTAAGAATAGATTACATGAGTCTAGGCTGGAAACTGAAAAAAAGCCTTAGAAACGACGCTATACCCATGTAGCGAAATGAAAAACATGGGATTTGCCGGATGAGGTTGTACTGCAAATATTAAGTTGTATTCGGGTAACACTAGAAGACCGACTTAACAATGAGTATTACAATCCTCCAGCAATGCTAACCAGCAAGTTGTAATGCGGTCGAGTCCTAAAGGCTCGAAACTAAACAATTGTCTTGTCTGGTAAACTGCAAAACATGGTGGGACAAAATCAGGTTGTTATTGCTTCTGACAAGGAGTAAAATCTTTGTTTCGCGGTGACAACTAAAACAGTTGTTATAAACCCGTCCACCAATTTCCGAAAGGAAGTTAAGGGCGGGTTTTTTTTGTTCAATAATTTTTCAAAATAAAGAAAGGAATTCTAAATTAAATGTTCAATATATATTCAGTTATTAAGGAGGAGACATTTAATGGCTCTATCTGTTAGTTTGGGAGGCGTAAGTGGCAACGGCAATCCAACAGCAACAACTGCTGGAGCTTTTTCTAATGATGCTGTTACTCTTAATTCGGGTTTAACAGGCGTAGTTAAGTATCAGATTCGCAGAAAAGATCGAGTTCCAATGGGAAGCGGGAATACTGTTGCATTAACAGTTACATCAAACGTTGCCGATGTAGAAAGCCCGCTAATTGTATCTAAAACTGCAGCTACCCTTAAGATTGTTCTTCCTTTTAGAACACGCTTTGAGTTCCGGGTAAGCAATAATGGTGGCGGAACTTGGAGTGCTTGGTATGCATTTAAGACCAGAGACAAGAAATATTCAACTCCTGACATGGCAAGCCAACTTCTTATAGATTATGCCACAGATACTCGTCCTTCTCATGTTAGAGAAACTGTAACAGTGACCAATTCTGCTCGTGCAACCGTTGTTGCAACTAGCACGGGAGCAACTGTAACAAACGGTTATCTTGGTTACAACGATACCACTGCCGTCACAGAAACCCGTCGTGGTGCTACTGTTACTAATTAAGTTGATTTAAATCAGAACGTAAATTACAATATACTCCAGAGGTTTATAGCTTCTGGAGTATATTTTGTTCGAGAAGTTAAAACATAAACTAAACTTTTCACAACTGTTATTGAACAAATGCTCTTTTGATGTTGATTCCGTCAGCGAACCGAAGCTTATAAATGCTTTAATTGTTTGTTTAATAGGTAACTATTGCAACAAAAAAAATAATGATATATTGAGTTTTATCTCCAGTAGATCAGTTTACATTAAACCAAAACAATTATCCTTAAACAGTTCTACACCTCTAGATGCAATTGCTGCTTTATCGTTTTTAAATGCTGGAATGAGCGACATTGGGATAATGTATGCTAACCATGTTAGTGCCACATCTCAATTAGATGCACAAGCATCACTATGTTATACCAAGTGTTATGAAATTACTAAAGATGCAAAGTGGTTAAACAATTCTCAAAATTGCATTAATTATATCATAGACAATTGCAAAATGTCTTATTGGGATATTCACGCAATTACTGAATATAGACAGTTTAGACATGTTGAATATGATAACAAATCTTTGCCTAAAGGCCAAGAACTTGAATTTTCTGCTTTATTAAGAATCAGTGATAATATAGATAATTTAGTGAATGATAGATTGGATATGCAAGAGAAATTTGGAGACGATGCGGGGATATTTTTTAATGGGGGTAAAATTGATTTAGAATTGACATATCGGTCATCTTTGTCGATATATAAATGTATACAATGGTTTGCAGGAAGAAGCTGTGAAAATGGGTAGGTATATACTATGGAAAAAGTGCCATTAACTATTGAGCCGTTTTTCTGTACAACTCGAAATGGAGTTCGGGTTAACTTTAATCATTATTGCGATCTATTTGATAAAAGGAAACCGCATCTCTTAAAAAGATGTTGCAAGAATTGTAAATACTTTTCACAAAAAAATGAAAAACAAGAAACTCAAGATAAAACCCAAGATAGTCCCCCAGAAACCAAGTAAAACCCAACCAAAAAAGGGATGTGGTTGCAATCGAAAATCGAAATAGGGGAGCCAGTCTACATACTTTGGTGGGAACCTGTAGGCTTCATAAATATAGAAGCTGTATTTGCAGGTTTAGATTCTAGTGATTTAATATTTCATATTGATGGCAAGACGATTAAGGGTTCACAGTGTTTTTGGATTCAAAAAAGCAAAATAACATCCCTTAATCAGTTATTGTTTTTTCAAAAGGCAATACTTCCTGTACAATTAAAATTGTATGAATATTCATTAAAAACAAATCAAGAATTCGTACCAAAATTAAAGTCATCAGAAATAGAGAGAATGATGAAAGCAATAAAACAAAAACATGATCAGGTCAAAAACATTATTGACAAATATGGCTTTGATCCATCAGATACGACATGGGTTGAAGAATTAATGCCTGAAACAAATCTGGAAAGAGACTGGTATTCTTTTCTTAGGGAATTCAAGGATACGTTTGTTACTATTGAACAGGTTAAAATTTTTAATGCAAGGTTTGGATATTCATTAGACCTAGACACCGCCAAAACCCTTCTTAAAAAGCGTATGCGTTATCTTATAGGGGCTTTTACGCTTAGGTGGAGCGGAGAGAAGGACAAAGAGAAATGGAGAGCAAGTGCTTGTTCATTTGAGTCCAAGTTTTCTTCTTGCGAACAAGCTATGATCAATTGGTATCTAAGCAAGAACGGAGAACCTCAATTAGTTATAGTAAAAGAGCCTATTCAGTTTTATGCTGGTCAGTGGTTCTTAAAAATAATTGAACGCATTCCAAATTTGTTTACTAATTATGAGTGCAAATATATAAAACCTGGAGTTGCTTTAGAGGTTTTTGGGTTTGATCGAGAGAATAAATATATTGATCTGGATTTTACTGCAGACATAAGAAAAAAAATATTTGATACAGAAGATAGACACAGTGAAAATACATATGCTATCCTTTTAAAAAATGTTGATGTGGCCAACAAATTGGAATCTATTGAACACTTATAATAAAAAACGCCACATTTAGTGGCGTCTTTAAAAGTAAGTTTGTTAATTTGTTTTATGGCAAACTTTTTACTTCAATTTTTTTTGTCCTCTTTTCGGGTTCTATAGGAATGTTTATTGTTAATATCCCATCTTTTAGATCAGCAGAAATATTTTCTCCATCTACATGATCTGGCATTTGGAATCTTCGCTTTACTTTTCCATAATTGACTTCCTGAATAGAGTAGTTGTCTGTTTTATCTGTTTTGAATTTCTTTTTTTCTACACAAATTTCTAATATTCCGTTTTTGTATTCAATTTCAACATTCTCCTTTGAAACACCTGGAACTTCTGCTCTAATAACATGAGCATCAGAAGTAGTGTATGCTTCTACACGAAGCTGTTCTGCTTCCCAGCCATTGACGAAGCCACCACCAAAACCATCAAGTAGGTGTGCGAAACGATTGTTTACTGCTAGCATTGTAATCCTCCTTATAATAAAAAATGCTGCTACAACACACAATATCAATTCGTGTTCCACAAAAGTATGCAGTTTTTATTGAAAAATTAAGGTGATATGTTTATTATTTGGCAGTTATGCCAAATTTGACATAAGTTTTTTGGCAGTATAATTGTATTATATTCACAATGATAAGAACAAAAAACAAGCAAATTCTTGCACGACAATCACGCCTACAAAGATATGTTACCAGAGAATGGGTTTCCCGTCTTAAGGGTGTTCCATGTTTTATTCTTGGAAACGGTCCAAGCATTGCAAACGAACCAGTTCATTTGCTTGATAAATATTTCACGATTGGAATAAATAGGGCGTTTAAGTTGCTGGACCCAACAATTTTAATGTGGCAAGACATAGGGTTGTGGAATACTGAACACCAAAAACTTCATAATTTACAATGCTTAAAAGTGTGTAGAGATATTGCAGATCCGCGTCACATATATTACAATTTCTATCTCAAAGGAGACCCCTTTCAGTTTGTGGGACAGACTCATGTGTTATACGGCAGGGGTAATTCTGGTGCTTTGGCTGCCGAGTTCGCGGTAGCCTTGGGATGCTCACCTATTGTTTTTTTGGGTTGTGACTGTTGTTATAGTGGAAAAAAGGGCACTCCAGATTTTAAAACAGACTTTTGGGGAGTTAACAGTTTTCATACCGACAACACTCTTATGCATTGTGTGAAAGCTTTGGAGTTTATAAGGAATGATTGTCCTGTGCCAATTATAAATTGCTCTAACACAAATGTTTTAGGCCCTCGTCAAAGGTTGCAGGATGTGCTTACTTCTTTAGATTCAAAACACGCAATTGGCCGCCAAAATTATGTCAAGAAATTAGTTCTTAACAAGAACTAAAATTTATGTTGTGAACAAAAAATTGTGTTGATTAAAATACCAAAAATTAGCAGCCATATCTTTATATCTTTCAAGCACTTGAAGATATATCGTTAAATTATAATTCCATGCGTAGGATCGGCTAGTGAATGCAATGTATATTGCTATTATATATATAATCAAGGAGTGATGGTTCAATGTCGTACTCGATAAATCCTGTTGGTGAAAACGTTCTCAAAAAAAGATATTATCAAAAAGATGACGCTGGAAATTTTGTAGAAGATTGGGCAGGACTTGCTCACAGAGTTGTTGATTTTGTTTGTAAAGACGAAAGCGAAGGATACAAAAAAGAAATATATGACATTATCTTGAAAACAGAATTTTTGCCAAATACACCATGTCTGGTTAATGCTGGTCGTGCTAATTCTCGTGGCGGTTTATCTGCGTGTTATGTAACAAAAGCTCCAGAAGATACATGGAAGGACATTGTAAAAAATATCGAACGTTTTGGAGATGTAGCTCGTGCTGCAGGAGGATGTGGAGTTTCGTTTACGAAAATTCGTCCAGAAGGCGACAAGGTGTTCGGTTCATCTCATGCTAAAGCCTGCGGTCCAATAGAAGCAATGCGTATGGTCAGCGAGGCAATGTCCAGCATTACACAATCTGGTATTCGTGGTATGGCAAACATGGGAACTATTCATGTTAGTCATCCAGATGTTTTAAACTTTATTAAGTGCAAAAGACATGAACGTGCTCTTAAAACTCTTCTTAAAGAAGATATTGGACGAAATCTTGAGTTGTTAACTAAGTCTCGTGATCTAAATGTTTTGTTGGATAAATTTATATCCAATTTCAATATAAGTGTTTTCGTAAATGATGAGTTTATGCGTGCAGTGGAAAATGACGAAAATTGGGATTTAAAGTTTAATGGGAAAACATATTCAACCGTAAAAGCCAAAGAATTGTTTTATTCTATAGCAGAAAACGCATGGAATAATGGTGATCCCGGTCTTCTGTTTGAAGACAGAATAAACGATGGACCTTACAAACTTAGCAAACAATGGATAGATGCCACGAACCCGTGTTTTCATGGAGATTCAATGGTTGCCGTGGCTGATGGACGAAACTTTGTTTCCATCAAACAGTTAGCAGAAGAAGGCAAGGATGTTCCTGTTTATTGTTGCAATCCAAAAACAGGAGATATCAACATTCGGTGGGGAAGGAATCCCCGCAAGACAAGAGAAAATGTAAATCTTTGCAAAGTCAACTTTGATGATGGTGGAAGCGTTATAACTACACCAGATCACAGAATACTACTAAGAAATGGGCAATATGTAGAAGTAAAAAATTTGTTGGTTGGAGATTCTGTGATGTCCATGACCAAGTTTGAATACATTTCGCACAGAAGTAAATATTTAGGGGTGATTCATGGAGATGGCAAGCCAACAAAGTCAGAACATAAAATGATATATGAGTTTTTAAAAGATGCCATCAATGATGGAGAGCTTATTCATCACAAAGATTTCAATGGGCTTAACAATGATATTAATAATTTACAAAAAATGACATTTGAAGAACACTCTATTTATCATCGACAGTTTAATAATCCAATGACTCATTGGTATCCAAATGCAACCGCAGAAGAAAAGCAGCGATACCATGATAATATGTCTAAATCAACTGCGGGTGAGAAAAATAGGATGTATGGTCGTAGACATAAAAAAGAAACACTTTATAAGATTGGACAAAAAACCAAAGAACGATGTGCAGACAAAGAGTATAGAAAAAAAATAAGTGTAAACACTAGAAATGCATTTGATGACAAACTGAAAAACAAAATATCAAACGACAAAAAGAAACACTGGGAAGCAGGATTATATGACTCCTTAAAGTCTCCTGTAGTTGTCAAAAAGTGTGAATACTGCGGAAAAGAGTTTTCAATAAAATCCTATGAGAAATTTAGGTATTGTTCTGTTGAGTGCGGGAATCAGCAAGATATTTCTGATGAAGATATAATTATAAGTGCTATCAATTTTGTAAAAAAAACTGGTGTATATCCAACTGTAATTACTTGGGAAAATTTTGAAGATGCAGTGAGTAGCAGAGAATTAATCCGTAAACGATTTGGCAATTTTCAAAATTTGAACGATAAATTAGTTGAACGAGGAATATTTGCCTCATTAACTCCTAACTCAAAAATGTCTCAGAAGATGATTGCAGGAGCAATCGTTGATTGGACTATTAAGAATGGAAGGGGTCCAACCAAAAAAGATATGACAGAAATATGCTCCACACAATCATTAATTAGAAACGGCGGATTTGAGGCATTGAACAATCTTGCCAATAAATTGTGCGAAAATTGCTCTGTCAACCACAAAGTAGTGTCTGTTGAAATTCTGAAAGATTTTGCTGATGTCTATAATATTACAGTAGATGAACATCATAATTTGTGCATTTTAAGTAGCCACAACAGCAAACCAGACACAAAACACAATAAACTTTCTGTAAGTCGTTATAGGACAGTTGTTTACAAAAATTGCGGGGAACAACCTTTGCCACCTTTTGGAGTTTGCAACCTTGGAAGTGTTGATGTAGCTAAGTTTTTTGTGTTAAAAACTGATAATCCTAGCGATTTTGAAAACGTTGACTGGGCAAGACTTAAAAAATGTATTTGTGCTGCAGTCAAATTCTTGGATGATGTTGTAAGCAATAACACTTATCCATCTATAGAATTTGAAGAGTGGGCAAAGAAGAATCGCCCCATTGGTTTAGGGATTATGGGTTTGGCTGATTTGTTTCTGAAGATGCAGATAGAATATGGATCAGAAAAATCTTTTGAGCTTGCAGAAAAAATAGCAGAATTCTTTTATAGACATGCCAACAAAATGTCAGTTCAACTTGCAGAGGAAAGAGGCACCCCAGATTCGTGCAATTTTAAAGAGTTAAATTATCGCAGATCAGTGACACTATTAACTATTGCACCGACTGGTTCCATTTCTTTAATTGCTGGATGTAGCAGTTCGATAGAACCAATATTTAGTTCAACAGTCTTTAGAAACGATAATACAGGGCAGTATGAAATTCCCCACCCTGATAGTGATAAACCGTGGTTTAAATGTGCAATTGATAAAGATCCACAGCGTGTGGTAAGTTGGGAAAGCCACGTTAAGATGCAGGCAGTTTTTCAGAAGTATATTGATAGCGGAGTTAGCAAAACAATAAACATGAGTAATTCTGCTACAATCGAAGATGTTGTGTCAGCATATATGTTTGCATGGAAAAATAATTGCAAGGGAATTACTATCTACAGAGATGGTTCTAAAACAGTACAAGTTTTAAATTCTGACAAAACCAGCAGTGAATATGCTGCAGTAAAACGTCCAAAGACAGTGAATTGTGATATTCACAAAACAAAAGCAGATGGAATTGATTGGCACATTATTATTGGAAAGATCGATGAAAAGCCATATGAATTATTTGCCGTAAACGGAAGAGTTGAATTGCCCAAGTCTGGAAGAGTAGTTAAAAATAAAAAGAGAAACTATACACTTACAGATGAGGATGGTAACGTACTAATTCAGAACATAATTGATGAAGAAAATCATATCGATCCAAAAATTGGTCTGGAAACACGTCGTTTTTCTCTTGAATTAAGACATAGAATCCCTGCAGAATTTATAGTACAACAAATAGATAACAGCAATGAACACCTCAATAGTTTTTCAAAGGTGGTTGGACGTTTATTTAAAACCAAATACTTAGAAAGTGGTGTTGCTGTTTCAACTGGAATGGAATGTCCAGAATGTGCCAAAGAGGGCAAAACGGAGCAAATGATTAAGCAGTCTAGTTGCGTTAAATGTCCAGCTTGTCATTACAGTAAATGTGGTTGATTTTATAACAAGGAAATACATGAACATTAAAGTTAGAAAAGTTCATCCAGATGCAGTGTTGCCAAAAAGTGCAAAAACTGGAGATGCTGGCTACGATCTTGTGGCAGTTGCTGATCCTAGATTTTCTGATACATATATTGAATATGATACAGGTATAGCTGTAGAACCTCCTGATGGCTATCATATAGAAATCTTTCCACGATCATCTATAAGTAAATACGATCTTGTTTTGGCGAACAGTATTGGGCTGGTGGATAATGGTTATCGCGGAAATTTATTGGTAAGATTTAAGGTGGTGCCACAGAAAAATTGGTTAACCGAGTATGGAATTTTTTGTGAGCCAACAATATATAAAAAGGGCGATAAAATAGCTCAAATTGTTATTCGGAAGACCGAATCTGCCGAATTTGAGTGGGCAGAAGAATTATCAAATACAGATCGTGATTCGGGCGGATTTGGATCTACTGGTTAGCCAGTTACACCTGTCTGGTTTCTTTTTAGTGCAAGACCGTTGTCAAATATTACGCTGTTCTTGTGTACTCTCCAGTTGGATGATTTGGGTGCAGCAATCAAGCCGGGACTATCATTTTGCCATGACATACCAGAAGATGATACAATTGTTAAGTGATTAGAATCAACTTGATCGGCTAGTCCGCTGTCAGAAGTTGCTGGTGTTCCGGTTGTTTGGTCTAGTTTCCAATAAACATAATCTGGAGCATAAGAAGATGCAAGATATGTGTTATTGTAAATTTCTGCTATTGTAGAATCACTTAATGCAGTTGTCCATACGGCAGTATCTGTAATCATGCCAGTGAAATTTGCGGAACCATTTAAATTGCCACCAACAGTCAACTGAAATGCTCCCCAGTTAACACTGGTAGCAAAGTTTGCTAAATCTTGCACACCGTCTAGCCAGCCAGATCCTGTTCCGCTAGATCTTCTAACAACTAAATGATGCCAAGTGTTTAAAGATACAATTGTGCTAAATTGGTGATTTGTTAAACTCTCATAGCTTCCATAAGAGTTTGAGCTTACAACTAACTGTGTTATTCCTTGAAAACCATGTGAACCATCCTGAACTTGCATGAATACAGATTGGTCTGTTCTGGCTGTAAGCTTAATCCAACACGATATAGTGTAGTCACTCGTACCTCTTCCTGTTGGGCTGGTTGCTGTTTGGCATCTGCCTCCTTGTCCTGCAGTAAATTTTAAGCTCATAGAATTCCTTTAGCTAGTATATGTGTAATGCAGGGTTACTGATGAAGAACCAACAGAAACAAGACTGTCTGGAGTAACCCAATCCGAATTTCTTTTAACTTGTAAACCAAGACAATCAGCAAGTACAACTCCGGGGTCAACAGTGTTATCAAATGTCCAAGTTACGTTTCCTGGTGTTGGTTCTGAAACAGAACTGACACTATTATACTCAATGTAGTTTACGGCTAAATCATCAAGCCACACTGTGTCACCTGTTTCAAGCCCGTTAAACATTGTAATGTCTAATGTAACCATATAATCTTCTGGAATGTTGAAGAAGAAATAAAACGGAACCCATTCTCCGGCTACTGGATAAAACACACCGCTTAAGGGTGTGGCTGCAGCAGCGTGTCCGGGGTCAACATCTCCAACGTCTTTTCTTGATATAATATTGAAATTTAGCGTGCCAACTGGGGCTGTATTGCAATACATGTAACCAGTAAAGATATAATTGCCTGCTTGTCCAGCTCCACCATTGACCTGATTTTGAGTGTTGTTGCAACGAATATCTCCGTTGTTTGTTATAACACCATGAGTTAGAGTCCCTGTGATCTTTAAAGACTTAGATCCAGAACGTTTCTTCGTTGTATCTAAAGTGTAACTTGCTGCTGATGATGCCCAAGGCGTAGATCCGCCACTAAGGCTTGCTTGTTCAAAAGACCCATCTATAAGATTGGTGTAAGAGTTGTCAACTGCATAATAATAATTAGTAATATTGTCTTTGACAGTAGAATAAAAGTCTGGATAATCTGTGGTAGCATTCTCGTAAATGTCTGTTATTACTTCGTCTACTGTTTTGGATGAATAATCAACACTAAGGGTTGTTGATGCATGTGGTATTAATCTGTACAAAAGCTCATTGTGCCAACTATTGCCAATAGTTTCAGCATTGCTGTCGTTGATTCCTGTAAAGTTGCCTGCGGCATGATAGTTTCTTGCTGGATTTGCAGTTACCCAGTCATACCTGTCTTGTTGTCCAGTTAGTCCATCAACAAAAGCATCTACTGCTAACTCAACAAGGGGGGTACTTGGAGTTACATTGGTGCCGGTAGCTACGTTTCTTGCATATGTTCTCGGATAATATGCTCTGTCATGTGCCTTATAAAAAGAAAAGTGGTTGTTAAGCAATTGTGCTCTTTTTAAGTGTGTGCCAGTTGCACTAGAAAGAACATTTGTCATATAAGTTTCGGCTGTTATAAAAGCATTATGTGCAGCAGTTATTCCTAAATAGGACATATTATTAAAATCAAGAAACGATCCGTTTTCATAGCTGCCTGTGGAAGAACTCCCGTAATCATTCATGAAAGTTAGATAGCTTGAATTTTGTACTACGTCAGATTCCCAGAAATTGGTCCATGTGTCGTAAAACAGTTTTAGATAAGTACCAGCTACAGAACCAACACATGCCACACACCATTGCAGTACAAGATCATCAGCATTTTGTGCAGGATTCCAAAGAAGCTTCATTAGTACCCAGTTTTTTGGACCTTCCAAAATGGACATTCCTGCAAATTCACCTATCCAGTGTCTACAACCGTTGTTGTAGTCATATTCTAGGTATTCTTGCATTGTGTTTGTATAAAGTCGTGGAACACAGTATACTTCTCCGTATACATAATCGTAAGTGCCCATAGTTACGCCAGTTGATTTCCAACGTTGAAAATGTGATTGGTATAAATCTTTATTTCTAAAGGTGGTATCTAGCCATCTGATGCGTTCGAATGCGAAAAACGCAACCAGTTTAGAACTTAACGGATTAGAAACAGAGAAAGCTAAGTCGCCTCCCACATTTGGTATGTCTGGTGGGTCAAGGGTTCCTCTGTATCCTAAATTGCCAATTCTTTTGTTTTCGTAGCCTGGTGTAGCATTAAGTTGTGTTAATAGGTCATTTGTCCACTTAAAGGTTTCCCATGAATGGTTTTCGTTTGTTTTTATATTAAGGTTGCCAATATATCCTGTTGTTTTGCTTCCCATTGTGTAGTCAACAGTAAACGTTGTATTTCCGCCACTATATTGGACATTGGATAGTTTTCTAAGCCAATACCATCCTTGAGCGGAATTGTATATGACCCAATAGTCACCATTTTTATATTTAGTTCTGTAGTCTCCACCTGCAATAGTTACTGTTGTACCAGAAAAAGAGGCTGACTCTACGGATTGCCTTTGTAGTAAACTTGTTGCAGACGAATCATAATAGTCAGTATCTCCTGCTGAAACTGATACACCTTCTTGCAAACTAAACAGGTCAAAAACTTTTTTAACATTACCTAAAACGGCTGTTACGGTGCCAGGTTCTGTGTAATTTGGAACCCAGTTATTTCCAGATGCAGATGGGGTATATGGAATTCCAGCCAAAGTTCCATCACGATAATATTCTGGATGGTAATTCGGACTTGCATTGTTTGCAAAATTATAGGTTAATTGTAATCCAAAGATTATGTTTGCTGGTGGATCGCCAGGGGCCATGAGTGAAGCCAAATAGTGTCTTCCTTCGTTTCTGTCTGAAAATCTGTTTCTTCTTGCCCATCTTGTATGTACATTGGCATATATATCAGCAGCTCCCAAAGTACTGTTGCTGCCAAGTCCTGTAGGATATCGAGTAAGATAGTACGGTTCGTGTGTTATTTTAGTTGCTGCAACTGTAAGACTTGAGTATGTCGGAATTTCTGCTCCAGATAGAGTTGCAGTACCAATGACCGATGATACAGATGTTGGAAGAGATGTGGAATCAGGAAATGCCCATACTACTCCAAAATATCTCTCCAAGAATTCGTACACACCAAATTCTGTACCCATATCGGTAGAACCAGCAATGATATAGTTACGAGCATCAACTCCAACAATTATATATCCTTCTGCATCAAGGCTGGACACTTCAGGAATTTGAGTATCGACATAAGTACTTCTTCCCAAGTGTATGTTGATTCCGCTTACTGATGCAGAAGTTGAAATTGTTGGTGTTACTCCAAGACTTGAGGTTATATGGTTTTTAAGTTCGTTAGCAGCATACTCAATTTGAAGCATCCCAACTATGTTTGCTGCTCCGTTTGTGCCAATATCAACCTCTAATTGAATAGTATTATTATCCAATTTTTGTGCAATACTCCAGAAGCCCAGTTCGACTCCTGCAGGTCCGCTGTATGCAGTTAATAGAATTTGATCTGTGCTTGTTGTACTGGTGTAGTTTGTGAATGCTCCAGTTTGTACTATAGTACGTTCGGTAAAACCGCCACCACTGACTTTGTGCCAGACTCCAGAAGTTAAACTGGATTGATTTGGGATTACAATTGTTAATGGTTCTGTGACAAAATCTAAAAGAGCTATTGTTGGCGTTGCCGTTCCAGTAACTCCACTGCTGTAGTATGTGCTAATACCATTATTATAAGAAAAAGCAGTATAGTAATATGCGATATTAGTCAGCGATGTATGTGTGTAACTTTGTCCTGTTGTATTAGTTAATAAAGTTCCATCAGTAACAGAAGTTGGGTATCCAGTTGTGCTAAATCTGATAATTACACCAGAAAATTCAGAAACAGGATTGTTCCATGTTAATGTGTTTTGCTCAACTCCTGATGTTACAACAAAATTTAAAACGTTAGATGCAGTGCCTGAAAGAGTTTGGTTGTGGACCGTGTTTTTGTTTGGATTTATTGTTACAGATCCAGTGCCATTGGGATAATTTGTTTTTTTTGCAGAGAAAGAATAAGTGTTAGGTATTACTTTTTGAATACTATATGTTCCACTACTTGATGTTGTTGTTGTGTATGAAACATTGTTTAGTGTAATAACTACAGAAACTCCAGATAACTTGACTCCATATTGGTCTGCTATTGTTCCGCTTAGTGAACCTGTTGGTCTTAAATTAGTGCCTATGTTGGCGGCACTAATATTTTCTCCCAAGATAGTGCTTACTTGTGCAAACTCCGAGCTTACTTTTTTGTTTTCGTTTGTTAAAAACTCATCCAAAGAATTGACTTGATATTTCTTTTTTATATAGTTTGCCAGCGTAGTGAACGAAGATTGTATTGGTTGCAGATCTGTCATTGTCGTGAATAAAACTTGATACGAATTTGCTATTTGAGCATTAAATTCGTCTTTGAGAGAGTTTCTAACAGGGACAGAGGTTGTCTTGTTATCTAAGTTAGATTGAATGTTAAGAGCATTTTCTAGTGATTGAAAAGTCCTGCCCTGTGACTGTATAGCATCACTTGTTATAGTTATTTTGTATGAGTCATTTTCTAAACTCAAGTTATCACCTCTGTTGTGTTAGATACGAAACTTGGCCCCGAATCATCACTTATGGCTCTTACATAGTAAATACTGTTTTTTTCGAGTAAATCATTTGTCCCAGAATACATAATTCTTCGTCCAACGTAATTCGAAGGAAAACCAGTACTTGGCAAAGAGGAATATGTGTATTTCTCTTTTTCATAAAACCAATTTAATGTGTCTGTGCTTTGTTTTTCAAGCAGGATGTCTTGGAAATCTGAATCATATGCGATTTGAATGACAAAATTTAAGTTTTCAAGTGTTAATTCTGAGTGTTCTGGATAAAAGGCAAATTGCCAATATCCATCAGAATAAATCTGTGAAGAAGATATAGTTGTTAATGTGTTAACTGCAATTACATCTGCCATTGATTGGCTTATTTGCACGTTTTGTGATTGAAGCCACTCATCTATTGTTTGATTCTCTGTTAATTTTATATAATTCACTAAAGATGTTATTATTGAACCGTAATTATGATTTCGAGAATCAGCGTTAGCCAACCTATCTCTCCATTGAGTGTTGGCAAAAAATGTATCCATTGCGTCAAAACTTGAAGATTCAATAAAATTATTTATTAATTGATTTACGTTAAGTATTAGTTTATCATAATATTTCACAGAATTATCAACGGCAAATATGGTTTGAAAAATTATTTCTTTATTTGGCAGTTTTGTGTTTTCTACAAAAGGAGTGGGGAAGTTTACTGTCATTAGGGGATCAGCAACTAAAAAGTTTTTCCATTCAACAAATTTGTTTGCTTGGAAAAACGCCTCTCCTATACCAGCTCCTCTATAAAGTGATTCAAAAAATGGTCTTGGGTAGACTAGTGCATCTTCTCCTGGTCTGTCCACCGATCCAGCAGCAGCAGCATAATTTCCGTATACTGTTGAAACATTTGGCCATCTGTCAGAATTTAGTGGATTTGAAACATTGGTTATATCACCACCACCGTCATCATCTGCGTTATATAAGAAAACTCGTTTGGTTTTAGTGGGTTTAAACGCTTTAGGAGAAACTCTGTCTAAAAACCATCCCCAGTAAAATGAATCTTTTTCAAGGAATGGCACAACAGGATCTCTATATGGATCATCTATGTCAACAGTGCTGGTATGCGTTAATCCAAAAGAATCAATATCGTATTGAATCAAATCTAAAATTTCTTGTTGATAATCTAGTTGGTCAGATGTTATTTTTTTACCGTATGGATCTAAAACAATATCGCCAGTCACATATTTTTGTAAGCTTACTTCTAAAGAGCGATTAATTATATTAATGGCATCTTTTTTTGTTGGTCCAGTAATGTGACTAACGACAATCCCTTCTGCTCGGTCATCTTGATTGAAAAATTTAAATGTTTTTCTGTCGTAAATAAAGTTTGGATACTTTTTATCATTAACATGTCCGATTCTGTGCAATCTTGAAGCAATTGAATATTTATTGCTACCATTTGTGAAAATAGTTGGTAATTCATATCCCAAAATAATGCAGTACACATAATTTTCAGAACTGAAATTGCTATTCATGAACGATTGAAGGGGCCATACTAAGTCTATTTCTAGATCCCCTTCAGTAATCGTGTTGCTTATTGGCACATTTACTGGACAAAGTTGTGAAGTAGATAAATATCTTACTTTGGCATAATACCGAGCTACTTCCAAACTTTCTGCAGAATTGCTGTTGTATACAAAAACAACCCTGTCAGGAGTGATGTTGTGTTTCGGTGCAAGTGGAATTATATGTCCAGTAGACACAATAGATCATACAAAAAATTGGGCTGCTAGTCCTTTAAATAAAGGATTTTAGAAATATAAAAAGTAAATCAATAAACGTGAGTTTTTGACCTTAGTAGGAGTTTGTACTGCCAGTTAAAAAGCAAAATAACGTTAATCTTCTTCACGAACTTGTTGCCGGAATCAAGTCTGTAGTTGGTGATGGTTTAGGAACTAATGAGATTTCTGGCAAAATGCCATCCATTATTGAGTTCGTGGAGAGTCCACATTATCTGAATCTTCCCGCTCAAGCCGTGCAGCCTGTAAATTTGTATCCGTTGCAAAGAATAGTTTTAAAAACCTTTTACCGTGGTACACCAGGTAATGAGCATTTAAAATTAACAGAAGAAGAAAAACACCTATTAAGAACACTTCCAGTAAATCACGAATACATTATTGACAAATTTGATAGCAACGAAATTTTTAGAGAGTTAATTCTTGTGTTTGGTCGTCGATCTGGCAAAAACATGATCTCTAGTATTATTGCTTTGTACGAGGCCGCCAGATTGATAGAGATGGGTGATCCTTTTGCTTATTATCATTTGGACAAAGGTACTCCTCTCTGCATATTGACAGTTGCTAGAGCAGAAGATCAGGCGGCTGGTCTGTTTGATGAAATAAAGACCAAGGTTGCTGCAGCTCCATATTTCAAGGGAAAAATCGGTTCAATAGAAAACTCACAAATCTTCTTAAAAACTGATGCAGACAAAGAACAAAACAAAGAAAATGCACTTCATGGTCTTCCCGAATCAAAGGGATCTATATTAATTTTGTGCGGGCATTCAAACAGCAACACTTTGCGAGGTAAGCGTTGTCCACTAATATTGTTTGACGAGGTGTCGTCTTATGCAATGTATGGACAAAATTCTGGTGATCAATTATATCAGGCTTTACTACCTTGTACTTCAGACTTTCTTGTGAGTTATGAAGAAAACGGAGTAACTAAAAAAAGAATCGATTCTAAAGTAGTTACAATCTCTAGTCCAAAATCCAAAGAAGGTATTTTGTGGCGGTCTTACAACCTAAGTTTAAGTCCAGATAAGGGTAAGAAATTCCTTTCTTTTAGGGCTGCCACTTGGAATGTAAACCCAAATGTGACACAGGAAATTCTTAGAGAACAGTTTCCTACATTTACCGAAGAACAGTTTGCAATGGAGATTGCTGCCGAATTTGCAAGTACTGGTGGTGAAAAGTTTTTATCAGATGAAATTATAGACGCAGCAATAGATAGAGAATTAGGTCAAAAAGAAAAAGGAGTTCCTGGTTACGTACACTATGCTCATCTTGACCCTGCAGCTACTAGTCACAACTATGCTTTAACTGTAGTCCATATAGAAGATTATATTCGACAAGAAATTCAACCCGGCACAAATGAACAAAAAGCAGTTAAACACCAAAGATATGTAGTCGATCATCTTATGGTGTGGAAACCAAATATGGACAGGGAAATTGTTTTTGATGAAGTAGATGATTACATAATTAACCTCGCCAAAAGAATGAGATTGGGCATGGTCAGTTATGATACGTTTGAGTGTCGATCTTCTATGCAAAAATTAAGGAGAGCAGGTATACCAGTTAAAGTTACTCCATTTGGTGCAAGATATAAAACAGATGTCTATCGTAGACTTGAGTATTTGTTTAATTCTAAAAATATTGTGTTGCCTGGCATGGGCCGGTGGGCAGATTTACTAATTAATGAACTAAAAGCATTAAAACGAAAATTTACTGCAAATGGTTTTAAAATCATGCCTAATCCCGAAGGATTGGTCACTACAGACGACCTTTGTGATTCCCTTGCTGGTGCCTGTGCTATAGCAACAGATACAGAATATACTGGTTTGGCTAAACCAGAATTGGCATATATGCCTAATTTTAGAAATAACACAATATGGAAAATTGGGCAAGGTAGCTATAATAGTAATCAAATAACGCAGTATGGGAACAAAATTTTGCACTAAGGAGCAAAAAAAATGGCTTTCAATTTACACGCAAACAAAAAGATCAAACCTTTCAATAAACTCTTAGAAGATGTAAGAGAGGACGGAGAACTTAGCGAAATAGAAAATCCATCTACACATGAAGATTTGCTAGATGATGATCGTGATAATAAAAACGAAGAGGTAACTACTGAAGCAAGACTGGAACATACAGAATCTAAGGAAGATTATAAAATTATCGAGAAACAACTAAAACACGACAAAATAGGTGAAATTTATGTTCCTACTATTCAGGCTTTTGTAGAAGATTTGTCGCGTGAACGATACGAAAAAGAATACAAGCCAAAAGAAAACATTGTTGACAAAAATCACTGGACTCTTGAAAAATCAACACAAAACAAAGAACTTCCTGAATGGCCCAAGAGTCCTGTTCAGCATGACAAGCCTGTGTTGCCTAATAGTCCCAATCGCAAAATGACTGAACCATTGGTGGGTGGAATTAAAAAGGCATCTATTAATAATGTTGTTTTGTCAATAAAATCTGGCGATACATACAAATATGATTCACAAATTCTTGATATTCTCAAAAAAGCGGAGTCTGAAGGAAGAGAAATTAATAAGCAAGAGAAGAAACAAATTAACGAATTAAAGAAGGCTCGCACACAAGCGTTTTTGGGAGACAATTGATGCTGAAAATTTCACAACATAGACCAGGTGGTCCAGTTGTAGACAGAACTTTGGAAAGCTTTTCTTCCGTATTGCTGCAGTTGCAGCAGCAGGTTAAAGCAGTGATGGATGAAAAGGCAAAACAAGAGTTGAATCAAGTCATTGTTCCTTTTGTGCAGCAAGTGAATGTGATTATTGATAAATATAAAAATGGTGGTATTGGATTCAAAAATGAGCTGGCTTAATAAAGTTAGTTATAAATCAGATATCATGTTGAATCGTCGATTTAAGAATGACGAGTATAAAACTAAAGACGAAAATAACATCATGCCCGACAAAAAAGATTATCAATGGGCCTTTCCAGGTTTTGGTACAAATAACAGGGGTACGACAATACCGGGTGCTGCTACAGAAAGTGGCAGTGAAGAATCTGGAAATCCAAGAGATGTGTTTCCTAATTCATTAACTTCTGGTAATACCACCGATGATATTCAGGATGAGGGTCTTTATGGAGAACCACATAGCAGAGAAGAGTATACTGGACCAGCCCGATGGGAACGTGGTAGTAACACGGGCACTAATTTGCCAAATAGTTCTTCTCCAGATACTACTGAATTAGATCTCCGAAATAGGGGAGAACCTGGTCAAACAAAAGATTATTCTCCACAAGAGGGGATAATAGACACAATGACCAAGAGTTTTCAAGAGAGACTAAGAAATAATCCAACTCGCAAAATAAAGTATCGTGATACTGATATTTATATGTATAATTGATCTTTAGGAGAAACTTCATGGCAAAAATGATTAAACTGGTTGGAACGGACAAGATTAAGGGTGCAATTGACATTTCTTCTGTCACGGCATTTAAATATCAACCTTGTAGTGGGCAAGAGTTTTTGCTTTCAGAACAAGAATATGAGCACCCACAAATCCAGTTTGCATTAAAGGCTGGATTCTTTAAAAAGGCACCTGAAAAGCAGACAGATGAAAAAATAAAGAAGGCACTTAAGAAGGTTGTTTCAGAAGAGGAAACTGTGCCAGTAGTTTCGAATCCAAATAAGCAAAAGATGCACAAAACAGAATCCACTATAAAATCTGTTGATAGTGCATATAGTCCTGCAGAATTGCCCGCAGCAGAGCAGGGTGATATTAATTTTGTAGATCAAGAAGAAGAACGTAAGAGAGCTGAAGAGTTTGCAAAACGAAAAGCTAAAGTCACTAAACTTCAATCGCTAAAGTCAGAAGACGGTACGGTTGAAACTACTCCTGTGGTCGTTAAGAGAAGTACAACACGAAAAGCTCCAGTAAGAAAAGCTCCTGTACGTAAAAGTGCAGAAAGTAAAATTTTTAAGCCAGATGGAGATGTAACTGAATAATCGTTTTCTACTGTTATCTGCAGAATTAAATGTGCACGGCATATCTCGAAGAGATGATGGCTCTTATAATATTATTGTCGGTGATAATGAATTAATTTGCAAAGATTTATCCGTATGCATAACACACATCACTAATGGTCTTAAAGAACTTAAAACAAAATCGTTCGAAATGTGGCAGGCTCTTGGTCATTTTTCAAGCACTATCAGTGTTTCTACTAATATGACGCAACCGCCCAAATCCAGTGTAAACAATATACTGTTTCTTCATAGTGTAAAAGAGGCAATCTTATTAGGACAAAGATTCCCAGAATTAAAAAACATTGTTGAGGAAATTAAGAAGCTTTTACATGTTGATATCATACGAATTAGTCCTGAAAGCATATTTGAATTCAACAATTTGTATTTACAAATACACTCTTATCACTTTTTGATAATGCGTGAGTTGTTTAGAGTTGATTTGATAAAAAAAATGCTGAATTCACCTCAGAAGATGGCGATAGTTCAGGGGCCAGGATCTTGTTTGGATGTCCCGTGGGAAGAAAGAGTGTCCTTGTGGTCGAAAGATGCCAACGAAATTGAAGGCAATGGTTCAAACCAGTGGGACGAGGGTGGTCATGCAAATGACTATCCTAGTGATCAAAAAAAGAAAAGAAGACAATGGAGATACAGGGCAATTCCTGATTATGTATTTGATGATCGTCGTAATTATCCATACAGTTATGGCGATACAAACGAAGTAAATTATCCACATTCTTGGCAATCTTCTATTCCTTAAAGGCTTATTTGTGATTTTATAGTATATTTTAGTATGTCACGATCTGATTGCGTGAAACAGACAATTTCTGATCTTTCTAAGTTTTGCAATGATTATGATTTGCAAAGTCTTCTTTTGGTTGGCACGTGTACTCGATCTTTGGCCATGTCTACCTTAGAAGACATAGAAAAAATAGAAGTAACTTCTTATATTCCAAATCAATCCATTCGACTTGGTACTCTTTTTTCATCTGAAGTTTTAAAAAAATCACCTGAAGTAAATAAAAATATTTGCACCATTAAACTGGATGAATTAAATGTTCAATTCCAAGAAGATGCTGTTGCTGGCTATATGCAAAATCAAGAAGTTGTGCAGTGGCTTAAAAAATACGAACTTAACTCTCCGATCTATAGAAATATATTTTCTCGTGATTTTACTATTAATACACTTATCTATTCCTTGCACGATCAGAGAATGATTGATGTGTTTGGAATGGCTGCCAAAGATTTGGAATCAGAAACGGTACGGTCAATTTTACCAGCAAAAATGTTAATGGATTTCAATCCTATTGCAGCTTTAAGGGCTATAAGGTTTGCTTGTAAATATAGTTTTCACATAGACAAAGAGTTAAGGGCTGCTATAAGAGGTTGTACAGAACCTATTAAAAAAGCATATTCAAAAGAGAGAATATTTTTAGAAGTGAACAAAATACTCAAGGTTGATATTGAAAAAGCTGTGGAAATGTTTAGAGATTATGACTTGGGTGGTTTGTTAACAAAACAACAAATTAAAGTTATCAAGGAGAAAATAGGACATGAAGATAACTAATTCACAATTAAGTTCTGATTTGTTAAGATACGTATTGCCAAACAATGTCATAGATCATTCACAGTATGCTCTGAATGAAAGAGAAATGAAGACATTATATCATATTTGGAAGGACTCACACCAAATTCTTCCAAATCGTTTCACTAAAACTGCTGACATGGACCAGTTTGTTGTTCTTTCGTTGGTTAATAAGGGATATATTAATTTTGATGGATCTTTGATTGCGTTTACAGATACTGGAAAAAACATGATTAAAAAAATCGTGTTAAATACAGAGCAGTCTGCTTTTGAGGCAAACAAAAAGCGTGGTTCTTAATGAAAAAAGACAGTCAAAGTAAAAAAACAGTGTTTGTGTTGACTCCTATAAGTATTACACAAAAGGAGTCAGTTCTCAACAAATTATCATGGTATGACTCTACAAACGGGTTACAATATGAGGGTGTTGGCGGCGAAATGTTTTTTGTTTACGACCACTACAATAAAAGGATGGTTCCAAGAATAAGAGACGTTTTTGTGAACAAACATAGTTCTACTCATGGTGAAATAAAAGACCTTTTGAATACGTTGAATATAGATTTTGAGATAGAAGATGATTCACCCAAAGAGATAATGGTTTCTGTAAATGAGGATGATGCATTTTTTTTGGAGCAGAAATTAAAAAGTTCTAAATTGTGTAAAATATCAATGGAGGCAGAAAGTGGGAAAGTCAATAAAGGTAGAAATAGCAAAAACTCCAGAACAACTGGCAAAAGGACTTATGTTCTGTGAGTCACTGCCAGAAGATCAAGGAATGCTATTTAAGTTCCCTGATAGCATAATGGCTTCTTTTTGGGGTAAAAATACCTACATTCCATTGGATATTGGTTTTATACACAATGATACTCTAATAGATATTAATCATATTACTCCTCATTCTACAAGAATGATTCACAGCAAAGATGTGTGCAAATATGCTGTTGAGGTTAATGCCGGATTTTTTGATAAACACGGGATAAAACCAGGTGTTAAAGTTCATATTAATGAATCTACTGGAAAACTGGAGTTTCACAAAGATTAATGAGCTGGTTTAAACTGTCCGAAATATCAGAAATTGTATCTTATCCAAAGGACAAGGAAACGATAATTAAGTATTATCGTGAAGGGAATGAAATGGTTAGGTATCATATGATACCAAGCTTGGCAAAGCTAGCAGCTAGCGGTGACGAAGAAGCTTATAAACTGCTTGAATATGCAGCAGATCACGATCCTTCAGAGTTGGTAAGAAATATTGCAGGACAACAATTTAAATGAGCTGGTTTAAAAAAGCACAACATTTTTATGATCCAGATGACAGGTTTCAATACGATGAACCAGAAGTCCAAGAAGATTTGCCAGTTGTTACGCCAGAAAACGTTGGACAATATATGGATGAGGGGGATCAGGAAACATTTTTAGATGAAATTCCAGAAGATTTTACACAAGATGAATTTGGGCCAGTACGAGAAGAAGAAGTAGAAGCTCCTCATGATTGGCAAAATGTAAACGATGAAGATTTAACACCTGACCAAAAAATATTAAAAGCAATAGATATACAACAGTGTTTAATGTTTGATTATTTCACGTTGTCGGGGGCAGAAACAGGGACAAGAATAACAGAGCCATATGGAGATTTTGTAGCCCGTACTACTGGAAATCACATCTTAGTTACGTGGGATAGACATCGACAAGCAATTAGAGCATTTTGTATTGATAATATGAGTAATATAAAAATACTTTATGGTGATTTTTATCACCACAATATGGATAAGTTTGTTTTTAGACCTGCATAATGAGTTGGTTAATAAAAATATCGGCTGAGACGCTTCAATCTATAACCAACAGATGGAAAGCAACTGTTCCTGGTCTTGTTATTTTTGTGTATGAGAAAGATGACAAAATAATTTTGAGCAGTTTGATTGTGCCAAAAGATTTTCGCAATCGCGGATTTGGAAGTCAAATTATGAAAGATTTAACTTCTTATGCTGATAGTGTTGGCAAAAGAATAGAATTAAGTCCCGGAACAAAAGACAAATATAATGGCACAACTTCCAGAGGAAGGTTAGTGCGTTTCTATAAACGGTTTAATTTTAAGGAAAACAAAGGACGCAACAAAGATTTTCGAACATCCGAAACTATGTTGCGTACACCAAATGAATTGGTTTAAAAAAGTATCATACAGAGAAGAAATAGAAGCCACAGAAGAACAGGCTGGATACGATCCATCGTGGGGCGAACACATGGGTCGAGTTCGTTACAAACCTGACACATGGAATTTTGGAAGCAGAGGATTGCCAAGTGGGACTTCTGCTATGCCTCTGCCTAAAAAGTTGTATCACGCCACTCCTGATCCTGATCGGATTTTGCAAGAGGGTTTTAAGACTTTTATAAATCCAGATGATCAAACTTTTGGTGGACATGGGACATATGTGTCTTTAACTACTCTTGGAAATGCAAAGTTGTACGCTGATGCAATCAAAGAAATATCAAATGTGGCTTTTGGCAAATATAAATGGTCGGATGCTTTGTCATTGGCAACAAAATGGGGGATGGAAGAAAAGCGGGCACAGGCACTTATTTCTACAATTGAAAGATGGTCAGAAGACTCTTTTAACTTGGGAAAGGTACACTGGGATGATAAGCGAAAATTATTGGGCTTTCTTGCTTTTTCTAATGGTCACGGATCAAAATTTCCAGCTCTTGTTGGCACGTCAGAGAATCTGGTTAAAAAATTTATTGATAAAGGAATAACTCCAGACAAGGTTGGGGTAGTAGAAGTCACATTAAAACAACCACTGAAGTACCATACTGGCATAAACATGGATGATGACAAACTTAAAGAGTATTACACTTATAATAGTTATGAAAACGAGTGGAGAATATTTGATCCCTCTATCATAGTAGCTAGTCGCAGAATAGAATAAAGGAATTTTAAATTTTTACACTTAAAATAAGAATAAATTTGGAGATACTCCATGCAGGAAAATGACTTGTCCACAGAAAAACTCTTAAAGCTTGCCGAAATTGCAGACTTTCACGGGAAGTTTGATGTTGCGGATGCTATTACTGACAATTTAATACGAAGTAATAGCTTCACTAAAATAGCACAATATGTCGGTGTTTTAAATTATGTAATGAAAAACACCAGATGTATTAATAATTGTGTTAGACAGAAAAGAGTTTCTTCTAATGAATCTATGCAACAAATAACAATGGAGTGTCTTAAGGAGTATCAGGATTCTGTTTCTAATTTATATGACACAGATTTTATTTCCAAATATGCTTCTTCAGCATCCAAACACCAAATAGATCAACTTTTTAGTGTTGGCATATCCAAATATAAAATGGTTCCAGACGTGGTTGCTGACAAGTTGATTTTGGACATAAAAAAAGCAAACAATTTAGATTCTGATTTAGAGAATTTTTATAACACATTAGACAAAATAAAAGAGGCTTCTTTACATACTCATCCAGAGTTTAGTGATCTTTATGATCTTGATAACTTAATTAAAGAGGCTGGACTGTTTGATTCTATAGGCAAAGGTATTGGAGCTATTGGCAGAGGTATTGGTAAGGCTTTTAATGCAGGCTCTTATTTTCTTTTTCAAAAACAAAAAATTGATGCTTTAAGAAGCAATATTAATCAACTCAATATGTTGGCTACACAAGCTTATCAAGCTATTCAGAATCTTTTGGCCAACCCTAGAATAAATCAAAAAGGTCGTGAAGCTATTGTCCGAACCTGGGGTAATGGAGTCAGAGGAAACATTCCTCAATTAAGGCAAGTTCTTCAGCAAATGCTTTCAGCTTCTTCAAAGCCACCACAAAATGCAGAGAGCGTAGCGATGGATGCATTAAGTCAGCCATCAGGATCGTTCTCTTCAACAGGCACTATGCCCACTAATACAAGTACTAGTGGAGCAGGACAGGCTGCTAATTTTACTTCGGATCACAGGAATAAAAAACACCTTACTACGGTTTTGCCGGGACAAACTTCTACTGCAAGTTTTAATTATTCCAAATCAATAAAAATAGCACAACAAGTACAGAATGCTGTGGGTGATTTAATTACGCCTGTAATTACGCTGCTTGACGAAATTAACCCTTATGTGCAATCTATAAATCAGCAAATGTCAGAGCTTACTACTACTGGTAAAGCAGCAAATTCACCTGATACTCTTCCGCTAATACAAAACCTGATGAATGCTTCTAGAGGATTGGCCATGAATCCTGTTGACGTTAAAAATATTAATAGAATGCAAACCCTGTTGACACAATTCTCGCAGGTTTTGCAAGGAAAACAGCAACAGCAGCAACAACAGCAACCGCAGCCACAGCAGCAGTCACAAACTGCTTTACCCCAAGCAACATCTCCTGGGTCTGATCAGGTAGCTCCTGTTGCTCCTTCTGGAAATCCTTCCAGTCCTTCTGTTGCTGGTCCCGATGTTTATGGACCAATATTGAAGTTTATGAACACTCCAGAATCAGATAAGTTAGCTAACCCACAAACAATAACTGCATTGCAGTCTGTTTTGCATGTTCCAGGTTTATCTTCTGAAGTGTTGACTACTTTGCAATATCTTATTGGTGGACTGCAAAGCAAAATAAAAGAAACTTCTGGCAATGAATACCCTATTGCGGGTGAAAATGCATCCCCTGGTGAAAACATATAAATGAGTTTGCCGATTATTACACAGTTTAATTCTGATAGTCATCTTGATTCAAAAGATTATTTGTATGTTTATTCACAGATTTTGACAGAAGAACCTAAAACAGATAAAGATGTATCTGTGGATCATGCTCCGCTTCAAACCGAAGTTGAAAATCTGGAACAATTTCATATTCAAGATGAAAAAAATAATCCTTCTATAGAAGAAGGTGAATCTTCTGTTCAATGTCCGTGTAGTTTAGAAAGTGAATCTGAAAATGTACTGGATGATATCAGAAAAATGCTGGAAATGTTAGGGTTTAAACAAGAAGGTGATTTAGTAGGAAAGTTTAGTTCAACAGGAGAATTGTATTTTCTTAAAGAGGCAATTTATCTAACTGAACCAAAAGACCCTGTTAGTGCTTTCAAACTCAAAAAAATATTGAAAAACTTTAAAGGAATATCGTGAAAGAGTTTATAACATATACTGTGTGTTTTTTCAGAAAAATAGGAGATAGTAAATGCACTTCGTAACATCAATCAAGAACCCATTCGGTGGAGAATCATGGGATCAATACACCGAGCGAATGCTTAAGAAGGCATCCGCAGAAAAAGTTGTTGCCGAGCCAACTCCAAAGGTTGCTGCTGGCAAAGCTTCTGCAGAGGGCGACGAAGAACATGGTGTCGTAATTTCACTTCCTGCTGATAAAGAGTTTCAGAAGGGTGAATCTGTTACCATGACCAAGAAAGATGAGAAGTCAACTAAGAAGTCCGAACCCAAAGCAGAGAAATCAGAAAAAGAAGAACCCAAAGAAGAGAAGAAGGAAGCCACTTACAAGAATCAATGGATTAAAGTAAGCAAGCTTTCTGGAAAACAGAAAGAAAAACTTCGTTCATACTTTGAAGGTTCAGTAAAATATCCTCGTGGTTATGTAGATGCATTATTGGCTGACTAATTTTTATAAAAAGGGAGTTTTTAAATGGTTACGCCGATAGGCAGCAGAAAACAAATGGAGCAACAGTCTTATAAGAATTCATCACTCTTTTCAGATGATCTATTTAATTCTTATATGAACAAACGTGCTCAACTTGGTATGGACAAGAAGAATCTTGGCACAGGAGATCTTCCACCTGAAGGACAGCCTCCACAAGATAAACCACAAGAAACTCCTGATCCTGCAAAACTGCAAGAGGCAGTCAATCAGGGTAGTCAAGGTCAGAAACTTCCTCCTAATCCAGAAACAAACACACAAAACAAACCACTTGTTGTATCTTCTCCAGGTGCAGGTCAGTTACAAGCACAATTAGCACAGCAAATACTAGATTTGCTTTTTGAGCATAATTTAGTGTCAGCAGGTGGTTTTTCTCTGCAAAAATTTGATACATCTAGCGGACTTCAGTTAGTTATTGTACCACAAAAAACAGGTGGTCCAGCAGTACAGAAAGCATAAGGAAAAAATAAATGAGTTTTTCAGCACATAACTATCGTATGAGCAATAACGGAGATGAAAGAGTCCCAACCACTTTTTCACAATTCTTTTCGAATTACACATCTCCTTCAAACGAAGCTGTTGCTGATATGCAACTAGTTAAGGTGGCTTCAGGCTGTGTATCTTGTCCGTTAGCGGGCAAGTCAATTAGTATGGCTACTTGCAACAGTTGTAAATTTGCTTCTGGTATTGATTTTAAAAACTCACACCAGTTTATTAAATGCTCTTATAAGGTGGAGCCAGTATCTAAAACAAGTTCTGCACCTGATTTTGGGCAAGTAATAGACTTTTCAGTACCTTCTGATGAGCAATATCAAGAAGTTAAAAACTCAATAGCATCTCACATAGTCGAGGAACTTAAATACGCTGCTCAGCGAGCAGGTGTTAAACTTGCAGATAGACACGAAGTCGAATTCGCAGTTGAATCTGGAAAGTTGCGTGGAAAGAACCTTGAGCGGGCAGCTACTAAATACGTTTCCAAGATTCAAGACAGAATTATGCCCGAACAGCGTACACAACGAATTAGCGATGGCTTCTCTGATTCTTTGGGCAAGGCTTTTGCATCACCTACTATTAAAACAGAACTAGAAAATAATAGGGCAGGTGGTGCCTATTTGGGCAAGTTAAGTAATCCAAATACGGTTTCAGACCCATTTGCTCTCGACAAGCTTGCAAATACACTTACTAGCGATGAAATTAGCAAAAAGTATAAACAAGAAAAATTAGCAAACAAAGAAAAGATTAAAGACTTATACAGAAAAGAAATTGAAGCAAAATTTAACGAAACACAAATCAAGCCAAGCAACGTAGTTAGTTTGCATGCTTCTACTGACACTTTTAATAGCCAAACACCAAAGAGTGGAATATCAATGTTTGGTGACAACAAAGAGTTTTCAAACGTACCAGAACAAACAGACGGCGAAAAACTTGCTTCCATTGCAAAAGAGAGATCAGAAAAGAAAGCAAATTCTAAACACGAATGGAATCAGGTCAAGGGCACAGTAAAGGCAAAGAGTTGGCTATTCCAGTAAATGAAAAAATATGCTCAAACTGGTACACAAAACGATGCTGCAGTCTCTAATTTAGTTGGCAAAGGAGACTTGGGCAATCTTGTTCCAGATTTAAAAGAGTCACTTCAAGAAACCGAAGAAACTCTAAAAGACAATAATTCACCTCAAGAAATAAAAGACAAGTATCAAAATCCAGAATCACAACAAAATTTTGCAAACTACGAAAAAGTAGCACTTCTTCAGAAGGTTTATAATAAATTCTGGAAACAAGATCCACAAGTATATCATGCTGTCATAGATAGTATGCGTAGAGCAAATCAAATCACTCCTGCAGATTTTAAATCGTTCAATGATATGATGACAGCTAATATTGAAAATCCAGAACTAAGTACAGTTAATAGTGTTGAAGTTCAAACAGCAGCACAGAGTTTGTATTCGGAATTGGAGCCAAAATTTTTGAGTATACAAAAACAATTGCACAACAAAATAAAAAACTCGCTAACAAATCCAGTAAATTACACTGGAGTTGTAGCTTTTAATCTTCATAGAACTAAATTGGCTCAAATGAGTGATCCAAGTCTTGGAATGGAAGCTCCTCCTGTTGGTATTGAAGACCCTCTAGGTATGGGAGGACAGCCCGAACCACAACAAGCAACAATTCTTCCAGTTGAAGATATTGGCGATTTTATTCACAAAATGACCCAAATAATTTTGTCTGGTGACGAAGACGGTTTTGTGAATGCTCAGAATGAAATAACTTCTACTATTACAGATAAGCATGACCAGTTAGCAGCTCAAGAGGCTTTCACTCAATTGTCTCGGTATCTTGGTCAAGAAGACAAAGAAGATGGACCTGTGGCAGATATTTTGTCAGAAATTTACAGGAATTATTTGCCCGATGCCGTACCTAATAATGTGGAGCAAGGAATGTCTAATATAAACCCAACACCAGAACCAATGCCAAGTACTGATACTCCAGTATTAGCAAAAACATACAATCTATCACAACACATGTACAAAGAAGCCAGAGCAACAAATGATGGCTATGTAATGTATGGTCCAACAGAAAAACGTATTTGTCCCAAACTATTAAATCGTGGTATGGGAGCAGTTGTTTCGGAGGAAACTTGTCGTTTTTACTGCCCTGATGGCCTTGCTATAGATGACAACAAAATGATTTGTGGCGAGGCTGTTTGGCGTGCTAATATAATGGACAAGTTTTCACGAGATTATGTTGATGAAAACGGCAAAGTCACAGGTGGTTACATAGAAAGACGTTTTGAAGTAAATCATAATGTGCCAGAAGAAAACAAAATGCGTCTCAAACCTGGTGAATTACGAAAGCCTCGTCCAGCAGAACAGGGTAATCTTGAAGCACGAATGCAGGCAATGCGGCAGAAGGAAGGAAAAAAGCGAGGTTATAAGCCTGATACTAATACTGGTGACGTTTTTGATTGGGCTAAAGATGTTGATCAAAACAATGTAGAACAAACACAGTCTGAACGTGATCGCAGAGAAAAAGCTATGGGTCACGAACTTGTAGAATATTCTAAAAGAGATAAATCAGAAAACAATCCAAAATTAAACAAGTCTGCAAAATCTTTTAATTTATCACGCACTAAAACAGCTTCAAAAAATGAAAAAGGCACAAGAAAAACAACTCTTCCAAATGGACAAGATGTTTTAGTGTCTTATGATATTGAGAAAGATTTTCAGGGCGAAAATGTCGAAATTACTTCCATCAAAGACGCAAGCAATGTAGAAATTCCAGTGTCTCCCGAAGTAGAAAATGTACTAAAAGAAGAAATACTTGAAAGCCACGAATACAACGAACCAGAAATGTACGATTTGGAAGAAGAAAGAAAAGAACAAGAATTTAATCGGTGGAAAAATAGAGACATTGACTTTGCATCAAGTAAAACAGAAGTTAAAACTGCACAAGTAGAAAATGTGCCATCAATGAATAGCAGTCCATATCAATCAGACATGGGCAACACAAATGACCCGCTTAACGAGGTTAATGATCAGGCAGTAGATTCTCCACGACCAGAAGATGTTGTGTGTCAGAATAAGCAAGGTCCATTCTTTTTGTACAAGGATAATGTACCTGTCGCAAATGATGTTGAATCACTAAAAATGTACTTGAATCAAAATTCGTTTCCAGATGTTTGGTGGTTAAATGAATCAGGTGGACAACCCGTCCTTATTACGGATGAAATCCACAACGGATTCAAGATGAATCAGGCATCTGTACGAAAATTTAATTTAAGTAAGATAGCCCAAAAAAAAAACTAATCACATCTCATAGCATTCCAATAAGAAGCCCACTAGATTCTACGTGGTTGGCTATTAATGATTCAGAATACAATCTTGATGATTATTCTGAACTTTCTCGTGCTATAGAAACTCTGAGACGAGATTATCTTTCTGGACAAGTAAGTGATGAAGTATATAATAGAGTTTTAGAATATTTAACGGAGTCACAAGAAATGTTAAACTATAAACGTAAAGTTGCCACTTTTAATGCTTATCGAATTAAAACTGCTAATAACTTTTTTTCCAAAAAAGAGAACGTTGACCAGTTAAGAGAAGAATTACAAAACAAGCTGTCAAAAGACCAGTATTGGAAGCATTATGCCGAACAAGTGTACTCTCTTGAAGAAAAGGGAGTGTTTGCACAGGGTGTACCAAATGAAATGTTAATCAACATTCTTTTGGATAAGGCTATGCAAACAAATACCATAAACAATATTGGCAATTCTAACGAAGTGTGGATTGATGTAGATGGAGATTTAACACTTAATGTTCCAACAGTTAAAACGGCAGCTACTATGGTAGATACAGAAAAGTTAAAATATTGTGGTAGGTGTTTTGAATATAAAAAGTTTAAACAAGATGAATTTGGTAGATGGTATTGTACGGGGTGTTATCCCGATGGCCACACTGATTATCCTCGTGAAATCAGTTGGCCACCTAAAGAATCAGAGTCAGATATAACACCCAAAACAGCTTTGGTAGAACCATTTCCTCGTACACTACCAAAACCCAAAGGTATAATTAAAAAGAGAAAACCGCTTCCTGCTGAGTTACACCAACAAGATGTCAATGAGTCGGCAGAAGCTTTAGGACTATAGGAATTAAATGGCTAAAAAAACAATCAAAAAAGCAGATGCTACTAATGTCGTTATGGGCAATGCTCTGCCTCCTAAAGAGTTGCATCAGCAGAAGTTGGCTTCAGGTGATATTAATGGATCGTTTGCTATTGCTCCTTTTCATAATAAGTATGCACAATTTGCTCAGTCACCAGATACTATAGTTACAAACCCACAATTTTTTAGTCCAATAAATACAAATATAAACTGGCAAATAGCGGCTCGACGCAGAGAAGTTTATATGTGGTCGAGATACTTCTTTCTTAATGAGCCAAAAGTGTTTGCTGGTATCAAATGGTATTCTGATTTTTGTATTAATGGTTTTAAATTAGTGTGGCCACATCCACAAGCCAGCAGAAAGATGTTAAGACACTTCGAGTATGAAGTTGAGCGTCTCGAAATCATGAATAAGCTGAAACAGATTTCGTTAGAATATCACATGATTGGAGATGTGTTTATCCATGTTGATATGTCTTGCGAAAAATGTGGTGGCACTTCAATAGATCCAGACTCTGGTGAACGTTGCAATCACAAAAATGGCGATATCAACAAATTAGTAATTCTCAATCCTGATTGGATTGAAGTAGTAAAACCACCTTGGGCAGATGAAGCAGTTATTGTGATGATTCCTGATGAGGACATTATAAAGATAGTGCAGACTAAACAACCTGCAGAGATATATAACCAGTTGTCAGATCAGGTTAAACAGCAGATTTTGCAGAAGAAACCTATTCGTCTTTCTCCAAGAACTCTTGTACATATGAAACACATGGCCGTAGATTATGGTGTTTATGGTACGAGTATGATTCGTCCACTTTTTCAAACTTTAGCTTACAAGACAAAACTTATGTCTGCACAGTGGTTAGTTGCAGAAAGATTGATTGTTCCAATTAAACTGGTCAAGGTTGGAAGCGATCAGCGTCCTGCTGGTCCAGCGGATATTGCAGAAGCACAACAAATGCTTGCAAGTATTGCAAATGAGCCAAATGTGTGCCTTGTAACTCATCACCTTGTTGATATCGATTTTGTCGGTGCACAGGGCAAGATACTGCAAGTATCTCAAGAGCTTGAACATATAGACAAAGAATTGCTTGATGGTCTTATGTTGAATCAGGCATTGCTTAACGGTGAAGCTACAAGTTACAATTGTCATTCAGAAGATACTCTGACATTAACTGATAGTGGGTTTAAACAGTATACAGAAATAGATGAAAATGACAAGATAGCTTGCGTTAATCCCGAAACAAAGTCTATTGAGTATCACCCATATATTCAAAAACACATTTACGATTATAATGGGGAAATGGTACAGTTTAAAACTGAAAAGATAGATATTCTTGTTACTCCTAATCACAGAATGTATGTACAGCCACGTAATCAAATTGGATTTAGATTTGTTGAGGCAAAAGATGTAAAGCCCCGTGCTAAAGTTATAGGGGTTGTTGATGATTTCGTCGGTGAATATGTGCCAGAAGTTAAAATATCTGATAATTTAACTATTCCTATTAACGAATATTGTGAATTGGCTGGTTTTTATGTCTCTGAAGGCAGTTTGTCAAATAAAAAAAGAAAAAACAGAAAAAATGAAACCATAACTGTAAATATTCATCAAAGCCCGAATGGAAAAGCCAGAAAACAAATTGTAGCAGTTTGTGACAGGGTTTTCTCTGCTTATCACACTAACACTCTTAATGATACAATTCATATATATAAGCCAGCATTAGCTCAACACTTTGAATTGTATTATGGTAGACATTCATACGTAAAGCGTTTGCCTGCATGGATTAAAAATCTTCCTGTTGAGCAACTTAAATTGTTGTTGCACAGCATGATTCTTGGTGACGGAAGTGTTAAAACATGCGGTAAAGAACAGAAGGATTACCTTGCATATCACACCAGTAGTGAACAACTTTCTATGGATGTGGCAGAAATTGGATTTAAATGTGGATATGTTGTTACTTTAACTAAAAAACCATTCAAAGAATCTGCAGATAAGGTTTACAAAAATAAACGTGGCGTTGAATATCATACAAGGCATCAGCAATGGGTGGTTTATTTGTCCAAGGGGCGTAAAGGAGTTAACCCAGGGATCGAATCAAGAGATAGCTCAAGAAGCGAACTGAAAAACAACGGTGTTATTAGCAGAGTAGCTTACACTGGAAAAGTATACTGTTTTACAGTGCCACATGGACTGTTTGTCACTATGAGAAATGGGTTGATTGCTGTCCAAGGCAATAGTGCTCAGGTAGGCGTGGAAACTCTTATCAGAAGATTAGAGAACTTCCAGACAATGCTTTCTAACTTTGTCATCAAGAGAGTTTTTGAACCTATAGCTCAAATGAAGGGGTTTATAGACAAAGAAAAGTCTAAAGAGTATGGCCGACCCATTTATTACACCCCTGAAATTAAATGGAACGATTTAAGACTTCGTGATCGTACACAAAGACTGCAGCAGATAATGCAGCTACACGATAAGCAGGTATGTTCTACGCAGACACTATGCGAGGAAATGGAATTAAATTATAGCCAAGAAGTAGAACGTACACGCTATGAAATGGCAGTAGCTGGCCCACAAGGAGCACAACTTGGTGGCGGTGGTGGTGGTCCAGGTGGCATGCCTGGTGGTGGTATGGCTGGTGGTGGTCCTGCTGCAGCGGGCGGACCTGGTGCAGCTCCTGAAATGGGTGGACCCGGTGGAATGCCGGGTGGTGATGCTGGCGGTGGTGCTCCTGGTGGTGGCGGTGGTGCTCCGGGTGGCGGCGGTGCAATGGCATCTGCGGGTATGCCAGGTTCTCCGATGAAAGTGATTAAAAAGAGCAAAGCCAAGTCATTACAAAAAGAAGTTGAGCCTGTTCGATACGGTCAAGTGAGATTTACAGAGTTAGAGCAATCTTATCGACAAATACTTGATAATGTAGTGAACGGATTGGGGGTTAACACTCCTTATTTCTTCCAGTATCCTGTTCAAAATCCACGTGGTGGGCCTGCTTATAAGTTGGACTTTGCATTTCCTAAATTAAAGTTGGATTTTGAAGTAGACGGGCAGTTTCACCAGATACCAGAGCAATTACAGCACGATAAACAGCGTGATTATGATTTAGCTATGCGTGGTTGGACAGTGATAAGATTCGACTCTCAAACCGTAGAGGATGCTCCTGATGCTGTTAAAAATGTTACAGCTTCTTATATTAAGAAACTAGCTAACAGTGGCAACTCCAAAAAGGCATCAGGTGAGTGTATTTACAAGACCTCTTATGGTGGGAATTTAATTGACCTTTATAATGATGAATTACCTGATGATATATTCGAATATTTTAAAGATGAGTAGGTTTTCACTTCATATTTCCTAATAATTGTTTGTGAATTTAGAACTTGAATATCGGCGTATTGTTGCTGAGCGTTTAAATGCTGCACAGGAAAGCGGTGCGAAATTAACGTGGAGTGAATGGAAGGATTTATTCTATTTTTATAGATATGACCGCAATATAGGCATGTTAAACGAAACAGCATTTGGACTGGAAGAGTTTCAATATTATTTTCAGGAGCCGCCTATTTCGGCGTTAGAATAATGCCACAGCTAAATGAGTACATGCCAGAAGGTCACTATGGACAAGAACTCGTCATAGATTTACATAAGTGTACAGAAAATTTAAACAAGAATGGTGTAATTGAATTTTTGCGTGGAATAGTAAAAGAAATAGACATGGAAGCGGTTGGAGATCCAATTGTATGGGATGATCCACATTCCGAAGTGTTGCATTTTCAGGGGTGTAGCGGTTTACAATGGATTAAGACATCTAATATTATTATTCACACTTTATCAAAAAGTAAAACTGCTTATATAAATATATTTTCGTGTAAACCATTTGATGTAGATAAGGCTTTTTCTTATACACAAAGTCATTTTAAGGCAGGAAATGGCAACAAACAATTGTTAATGCGTGGAGATCCTAAAATAGCATGATTAAGGAAGCTGGCTTTATAGACTGGTTAACTCGTAATGGCATACCAAAGCCTACAATTGGAATGTCTGCGGCTTTTACGTTGTTTTCTTGGTTTATGGGGGCTGGTGGTGATCCTGGTGTGTTTCTTCAGACTGTTCAGGCTGCTCCAAGTGTGCAGGTTGCCAAATCAAATCTTGATAAAGCACTTAAACAGACTCTTGAATTTGAAGGTGGTTATGTAAATAACCCCAAAGATCCTGGCGGTGAAACAAATAAGGGCATAACTCGCAGGACGTATGAAAACTGGCTTAAAAAGAATAAAAAACCGTATAACCGTGTAAATATGCGGTCCATACCAGAAAAAGACGTTAAAGGGGTTTATAAAGACGAATTTTGGGCCAAGATAAAAGGGGATCAATTGCCTTACAGTGTTGCACAGCAGTTATTTGATTTCTCGGTAAACTCTGGCACTGGCAGAGCAGTGAAAGTAGTACAAAGGATAGTTGGTGCTAGACAGACAGGGATTATGGATTCAAATACTGTGCAATTGATTAGCAATTTTGTTAAAAAGAATGGTGAACAAAGGTTAGCTACAGAAATATTGAATAATAGGAAGAACTTTTTGTCAGGTATTAAGAATAAGACTTTTCAAAAAGGATGGATGAGCAGAGTGGAAAAAATGCGGAGTAACATAAAGTGATTGTAAAAGGTAATAGGTTGGAATATTTTCACGAGCCTTTTTTGCCATACAACAATAAAAACAACAAGCTATATAGTGGGAAGATTCCATCTTCTGCATTCACTAAAACCGCTCAATACAGCGTTATAGCTGAAGAAAATCTTAATGAGAATGTGATGATATACTCAGATATAATTCCTTATTTAAAGTGTCAGATTAAATCTACTATACAACATGAAGCTGGACACAGGAATGATGAGTCTGAAAGAAATAAACAGATTCAACAGGGCAAAAACGTGCTTCCTTTTGATCAGTTTACAAATGAAAGCCGTGCAGAACCTATAGCCGAAAAAGAAGAAGAAAACTGTGATTCTATGATGCCTCCAGAAATTGGCGGAGATGTTATTAGTGTTAGTATAAATCAGCTTTTTGAAGAAGCAAAATCAGAAGCTTCTATCAATTCTGAATACCGCAGAGATGTTAAGGCAGGAGCATTAGCTCCATCAGCACAAGGTATGTATCTGGCACAAGATATTCCAACTACACAAGTGAATCCAACAGGAAATCCTAATTCTTATGAGGGTTTTGATGGTACTTTGTGGGTTGATGTAAGAAAAATTATACAACCATACATTATTCATCCTAGAGCTTATCCACCTACTACACAATTTGATGGTGTAGAAAAAGATGTACAACAGATAGAGACCGACTTAAATAGTCAAGGTCCAAAGCCAAATAGTGGCGGTACGGCAAGTGTACCTGTTGTGCCTGCAGTCCCCAGTGTAGGAGCAAGATAATGGAGTTGACAGTTTATCAATATAATAAGCTGCAAGAACTAGTAAAATCTGCAGAAATAGATTATCGAGATATTGTAAGTGTTCAAAAACTAGAGGAGAAAATAGCTGAAGCATTAACCGCAATAGAAAAGTCAGAAGAACCACTAACTTATTTTAAGAGACTTGCATGAGTTGGTATTCATCTTTATTTCCGCGATCTTGTTATTACACAAAGATTGCATCTGAAGATTATTATGAATGGTTGCATCAAGGATATGTGCCGTCTGGCACTGTTGTGTCTTATGGTAATCCAAAGAACAATAAAGTAGCATCAACAGAGATTATTGTTGCTTTGCCGCAATTAAATGACACATCAATAAAAGATGGCGTCCCCATTATTTCCAAAGATTACAAAAATACTGGCGGCTTGCTCATTATTAGTGGTAATATAAAATCTCAAAAAGAACTAATAGAAGAATACAAACGTAAAGATAGTGAATTAAAAAATAATTTAAAGGCTTTTTCTGAAGTGATTTCTGCTCGTGGGTATTGGATTAAAAAGACAGAGAAGAATGACTTTTTGTTTATGGTTGAGAGTGTGAACGAAAAAGAAGCAACGATGTTATCATATGGTTCACTTGAAGATGTTGTTAATAAACTTAAAAAAGCCAAGATAGACATGAAAAAAGACGTACAACCACCTGGATATAAAGCCAGAGATTTTAGTGATATAGTAAAAATAGAAAAGTTGATGTACACCATATATAATGACCAGCTAGATGGAAACAAATTGAAGACTTTACTTACTAAAGCACAAATTAAACCATTGGGCAAAACCAAAACAACAGTGATTGATTGTTTCCTGCAAATTAGTGATAACGCCAATTTGGTTGGACAAATAAAGAAGTTTTCAAATCTAAAATGGGCAAGGAGATATTTTGAAGGAGGAGTATAATTGAGTGTGCTTAAATGTCTCGAACTATTACATTTTATGAATATTGGAAACACGCAAAAGATCTAGCTGAAAGTGATAGAGAAATTTATTTTTCATCCTTTAGTAAAACTCAGCAAAAGCAAATCAAAAAATCCTATCACATGGAGAAGTGGCAAGATTTATTTATTCAAAACGAAATAGATATTTTATGTGATAAAATAAAGAAAACATTCTTTATTGATTTGCTTGATTTGCGGATAAGAATTCTTAAGGGTGATATGGTACAGGTTGAAAAGATAGTGTGGGATAGAATTGTTGAAGAAATTGAAAAATACGAAAAGTGTTATAATATAAATGTTTTAATAGGTGATATTAAAGCTTATTTGATGTCTCCTGAAAATCGTTTTTATCTTTTAAATAGGGTGTAAATTTGGCTAGAAAAAGAATTGAACGAATTGAGCGGACAGAAAGACAAGTAGAAATAGTACCTGATCTCAAAATGATTTTTGGTCCCAAAAACGATGAACAAAAAGAATTATTAAGAACCATTTCAGAATCCACAATAACATTTGTGACTGGTAGTCCGGGGTCTGGAAAAAGTACGGTAAGTATAGGCTATTCATTAACACAACTAATAAGAGAAAAATACAAACAGGTTATTATTACCAGACCTATCGTAGAAGCTGGCAATGGTTCAGACCGTATCGGTCTTTTACCGGGAGAATTATCAGAAAAGGTTCGTGTTTATTTTGCTCCTATTTTTGCAATTATTTCTAAATTGGTGAATGAAGATACGCTTAAAAATCTCACCAAAGGTAATGGAAATGCAAAAATAATAACAATGCCTATCGCTTTTATGCGTGGTTGGAGCTTTGAAAATAGTATCATGATTATGGATGAAGCACAAAATTCAACTCCAGAACAAGTTAAACTGTTTTTAACCAGATTGGGCGAAGGCAGTAAAGCAATACTTATCGGAGATGAAAATCAGAGCGACATATCACCAGACACAAATGGACTCGAAGATGGTATTTCGTTGTTGTCGGGCGTTAACGGTATTTCTCACATACATTTGTCAGACGAATGTATATTTAGACACCCAATTATAAGAGATATTGAAAGACGCTATAATGCTCGTAGACAGAGCATGAGAAAAGATACTTATCCTTAATTCATATTGAAAGTTCTTCTATAATTTTCACCATAACTACTGTTAAGGATTAACGGTTCTGCTTCTGGCCATCTTGATTTGCGTGCTTCTACCGCGTACCTGAAGCAATCTCTTGGCATTTTGTTGGCAAGTATATTTGGTTCTGCTTCAGGGAATGGTCCGCGTATACAGCTTATTGCGTAGTCAAGTGATAGGTGTGGGTCTTTTGATATGTGTGGTTCAAATCTTGGGTCTCTCTGGTTATTTTGTATACAAAACCAGGCAGCACAATTAGCTGCTTGAAAAGCCACATCTTCGTTTGGGTATTTTTGCATTACATTAAACAGCCAATCCAATCCATAATCTTCGGCAATTCCCACTGCTATATAAATGTGATCGCCACCCATATCTGGTGTGTAAAGGTTTATTGCTGGCTGAGGTATTCCTGCTTTTCCCATTTTTATGAATAACTCTTGACATTCATCAAAATCATCACTGCCGCTAGTAACAGGACTAAAATCTTCATCATAAGTATCTTTAAGCTGGTCCGTTGGCTGATGCCATAAAATATGTGGCCGTCCATTTTTTGTGATCATATAACATGGATTGGTTGGCCCCATATTATATTCTCCAACAAAGTATTTTGGATCTTTTATGCACCATTCAGTGTTTCTACATAGTTTTGCTGCTGCTTCTGGAGTGGTTATTTCTATTACTTGGTATGGTGGACTAACTAAAACCACTCTTTGGCCTTGAGTGGTATTTATTTGGGTTTGTTCACGTTTAGATGTTGTAACTCCTAATTCGTCTAGTAGTTTTTTAATGTCTCCTGGTGATTTAAATTTGTTTACGTCTCTACGATCTTCTGGTAGTCTATTTTTTGATTTTGTAAACATTTGCAGTGCTTCATGCGTTTTGCTTGCATCTTCTGGAAGTCTTATTGTTCCTGATTTGTAACAACGCAATATCCAGTCCAAATATAGCTTTTTGAGAGTGGGGTCACAAGATTCAGAAATTGATTGTATTTGTTGTATAGGTAACTTATATTTTTGTGATAAAAGTTCTATTTTGTTGTTGGCTGCTGCTTTTTTTATCCAAGACATCTATCATTTTTATCTTTTTTTCAAAATTTACCTTCTAGCAAAGGATTTCTATACGTAATTATGAATATATAACACATTATGCAAACTAAAAAACTTGATTATTCGGATGTTTTGGCAAAGATAGCAGCAGAAGATCGACCTTGTAAAACACCTCCAGTTTCTAATCCTGCTATACTTACTCAAATTAAGAACACTTTGCAAGAGGCTTTAAACTTATCTAATAATCAAGAACTTATTAATCAATACACTGAATTTTTACGTCTAATATCTGAATTAAGAACGCTTCTGTTTTCAGAAATTAAAGCTCCCAATGTACCACAAGCCCCACAAACACCAGAGCCAGAATTAGAGTATCCAGAGCCTGAACCAGATCCGTTTTTTGACGAAGAAGAACCTGACACTTTTGCCAGTAGTCATGCTTATACATACAGATATTCGGCTGTAATACCACAAGAACTGTTAGCGAGACTTAATGCTTATACCGATCCAAGATATGCTCCTATTTCACAATCTATTCAACATATTCTAAATGCTTATGATAACGATGCAATTACTCCACAGTGTATTAGAATTAAGTTGCACGAAATTTTGTTTGGTTTGGATGAGCAAAAGTTGGCCGAAATTCGCCTGTTTGGCACTCAATACGATCCAACCCAATTGAATTCTATTCTTAATTCCGCCAGAAAAGCCGCTGAAATTGCACAGCGTATTGACGGTATTGTGCGTGGCATAGCAATTAATCTTCTTGCCATACAAGGACAAAATGAGGGATTGCAAGTTCCTGATGAAACTGGTGAACAGCCTGATTCTTTGGATATACCAGAATTGCCAGAGGAAGTTGGACCCAAGCCAGAGCTGGATTGGAATATGGCTGGTGGACAAGTTAAGAAGTTTTATGAAATATTTAAGCTTCCACCTCCACTTTTTAGTCAGTTCAAAGATGCATTTGTGCATGATGCACTAAATCAGCTTGATCCAGAAAACAAAGCCAAGATAATGAAGAAATTTGATTTGACAGGTAATGGTGGAGACCTAAGTCAGTTTGGTATTGGTCCTGCCCGAGTTCAGGGTGAAACACCAGAACAATTAACCGAAAATGTTTGGTGGTTGTTATACAATCTTGATGCAATGAATAGACTCTTTAGAGAAGGATTTATCCAAAAACAAAGAGGAAAGTCAATAACTGATTCTCCAAAGACTCAAAAGAAAGAACGCATGGAGCAGTTATTACAAAAAACACAAGAGTACATGGACAAGGCTGGAGTAAGTCCAGATCAATTCTTGTCCCAAATTGCTACAGATGCAGATTATTTGGCCAGAATTGCACGAGACCAGCAAAGGTGGGAATCGGGTGCAGCAAGTTCGTTGTATCCTTCTGGAATACACTTGATTACTTGTCCTCATTGCAAAAAGAAAAACAAGATTCATGAAAGTGAATCAGGTAATGAAGCCGTTTGTAAAAATTGTGGACAAACTTTTCAAGTGCCAATGCTTAAAATCAAGCCGAAAGTTTTAAGCCCATCACAGATGGCAAAGCTTGATATCGAAGGTAATCCCGATGAATTCTTCTTGAATGAACAAACCACTAATCCAGAAAAATTGTATCCACATTCTGCAGACCAACAGAAGTTTTTCTCTGTACTTGCTAATGCTGGCATAGAAAATCCAAAAGATGTTACAGCACTACATGACTGGTTCTATGATTCAGTTATTAAGGAAAAAATATTACCAGAAGTTTTAAATAATAAAGATTTGTATTCTGATCCTGTAGAAAGACTCACAAAACAAACAGTTTCAAAGCCTGAAGAAGAAATGCTTAAATCTAACAGTGCTGGAATGAACTATTCATTCACACAATTTAAGTCTTTAAATAACGAATTTATAAGAAGTATAAATCAATATCAGAATGCGGAAGATGACACCGACTTGGCTGGAAATGTCACATTCTCTGCAGAACAAAAACAGGCTGCCGCAGAAAAAGAGTTAGATGCGTTATTCAGACTAGTTTTTCCAGATACATTAATGAATCAAGCTAGAGAATCAATGAAGCAAAACGATCCTGACACTTTTAAAATGCTTACATTGGGTAGGCCAATTAACTCAACTCGTAATGCAAATAATAAGCAGCCAGTTAATCCAGATACTACACTTATTAGTACTGGTTGGACACTTTTTGTGCCTTTTAAGGATTATAACGAAACTATTTCAGAGATGACCACAATGGCTAAAAATGCCAGAATTGGTGAAAAACAAGAATTCCGTTTTTGTGGGCGAGCGACTCTAGGTTTGTGGATGGCAATGGTATATGGTGGAGGCTATAGAGCCACAAATCTGTCAGAAGCAACAAACAGAACCGGAGTATACAATAACGTTTATAAGATAAATCCCAATTATCCACAGTGGGGTCATCCAAGCCAGCATAAACCTTATCGTTTATGTCCACTGCCTTGTCTTAACCTCCCATTCTGGAATAAGGGCGATGAAAAAACGCACATAATTGTTGGTGAACGAGTTAACAAAAGAATAGAAGATGTTACTTTGCAAATGCTGCAAAGTAATCCACAGGACAAAGAAAAAACTCTCCTTTATATGGCTCTTAGATCTGCTTCAACACAGACAGAATTAACTCCAGAAGAGTCAATAAAAGAATGGATGACACAATACAAGATTTTGTTACAGAAAGCAGAATCTGGAGAGTCTATTCATATGCCGTCAGTTGATATGTCTGATGTACCTGTTGCACCCGTTGCTCCAGTTAATCCTGTTGTGCCTCCAGTCGATACTGGCACAGATCCAAACACAATTGCATTTAGTACTGACAATGTTAAAGTTGCGTGGAGTTACAAATTTAGCCCGACTTGGACATACAATTATATTGTATAATTGATGTGTGCAATTGTTGTCAGACATCATTCCAGCCCACCTAAAAACTTTCGGCACTGAAAGTTGGAAAATTATTCACGGTGATTGCCTAGATATATTAAGGCAATTGCCAAATGAATCTATTTTTTTAGTAATTACAAGTCCACCGTATAACCTTGGCATATCTTCTGGTGGTGGTCTTAAGGGGGGTTTGGGTAGTGGCAAATGGAAATCTGCTCGTCTTGCACATGGTTATGGTGAACACGATGATGCTATGCCCAAAGAGGAATATAGGTCATGGCAGTCTGAAGTTTTAAAGACTTGTTGGGAAAAAGTTAGGTCCGATGGAGCGATTTATTATAATCATAAACCACGAATACAAAATGGTTTACTTGAGCACCCTATGGAATGGAATCCGGGTTTACCACTAAGACAAATTATTATTTGGCGTAGATCTGGTGGAATTAATTTTTCTCCAACTTTTTACTTGCCTACGCATGAATATATTTTGTTATACGCCAAACCAGAGTTCAAGCTTAAAAGCAAAGGAGCATCAGGAGTAGGGGATGTGTGGGATATAAAACAAGAAACAAACAATCCACATCCTGCACCTTTTAGTGTCGAACTTCCAGAACGTATTCTGCAAAGTGTTCCACAAATAAAAGATGCCATCATTCTTGATTGTTTTGCTGGTTCCTCGACTACTGGTGTTGCTTGTATACAGAATGGGTTTAGATACATTGGTATAGAGCTTGAAGAAGAGTTTGTGGAAATGTCAGTAAAACGGCTGGAAAAAACCGACTCTAAAAAACGCACTGCACTATTTTGATCACGCCTAAAAAACTATTTGCTGAAGTACTCACTCCTTTAAGTTTGATTGAACAAATGTTGGACAAGCTACCGCCACAAGTATGGCTGGATATCCGCTTTAAGTGGTGTGATCCTGCTTGTGGTACTGGAAATTTTCTAATTGCGATAAAAAAGAGATTAATGAAAAGTTTGGCTGACATCATAAAAGATCCAAACGACAGAGAAAAACACATATTAGAAAACATGTTATACGGAGTTGATTTGCAGTCAAAGAACTGTGTTTTAACAGCTCTGCGACTTGACCCGTTGGGCAAATATGATCTCAACCTAGAGTGTACAAATAGTTTACATTTCAATTTTTGGGATACAAAGTTTGATGTAATAACAATGAATCCGCCATATCAACCTCCAGTTAAAAAAACTGGTGGCGGCAGTGGATCTGGAAATATATTGTGGGACAAATTTGTTTTGTTGGCGTTTGCCACAATTAAACGAGATGGTTTTTTGGTTGCTGTTCATCCACCGAAGTGGAGAAAACCTGAAGACACATTATTTTCAGAATTTAAAAAATACAATCTAATGTATCTTGAAATGCATAATAAAAGAGACGGCATTAAGATATTAAAGGCATCAACCCCTTTTGATTGGTATGTTGTTTGTATTTCGGATTATTGTGGTGTTACTACTGTCAAAGATATAAGGGGGCATGAGAGCGTTATTAATTTGCGAGATTTTTTATTTCTTCCCAATTGTGATTTTGATATAGTAAAAAAGCTCATTGGTCCGTTAGACGAACAACGAAATGAGATTCTGTATAGTTATACAGAGTATGTACACAACAAGCCATATATAAGCAAAATAAAAACAGACAAACATTGTCATTTGTGTGTTCATACTACTCCTAAAAATGGTATTAGATTTTTTTATAGTTCTGAACGTAAAATGTTTTTTGGTGTTTCAAAAGTGATCTTTGGAGATGGAGATACTATACAGAATGTAGTAATTGATGAAAATGGGGAATATGGAATGACACCACATGCTATGGGTATTCCAATACTTTCTAAAGAGCAGGGGGTTTTGTTGAAAAAGGCTCTTGAATCGAAAGAATTTAATAGCTTGTTGCAAAATGCTCTTAGGTGGTCACAATTTGCTATTGACTGGAGGGTCTTTAGACAGTTTCATAAAAACTTTTGGAAGCACTTTTTATGAGTCTACAAGCGTTTTTTGATAAATGTTGTGAAAGTTACGCAAACAAGCAATATTCAGTAGTGAATTGCAAAGGTGCGGTCGATTTATTTAAAAGAAAAATAAACGAAAAAGAAGAGGCATATAATTATATTATGTACATCTTCTGTAAAACACATAATCTAAATCACTATAACAATTTTAACTCTCGTGTATTAATTCCAGATATCAATATTGAGATGCCAAATATAACATTGGAAGAATTGTTTGACTTTGTTTCTCCAGAAACAAAAATTACGTGTAATGGCAGTATAACTTAAGGAAAATCAGTTTTTTTTGGGTATATAACACAATGCCAGACGTAATTCAAAAAAATACGGCTATCATCATGGTTTGTACTTGTGGTAAACATTCTAATTCTCCAGGTGATGGAGTAATAGAATTTAACTTTAGGGATGAAAAGATATATTTTCATTGTGAATGTGGCAAAATGAATGTGTTGGATTTCAGTTTTACAAAACCAGCACCATTCCCATCAATGCGGGTAGCAAGATGAATTATGTGATTCAAAACATTTCTGGATCAGTTTTGCAGTTGGCAGATTTAAAAGTACAACTAGATCCAGGTCAGTCTGTTGATTTGTTGAAAGTGACAACACTAGATAGTATAAACAGATCATTGGATTTAAAATATTGTGCAAAACATAAGTTAGTCAAATTAATAGGTGGAAAACTAAAAGTAGATAGTACTAAAGTTGCCGTTCCACAGAATGTAGTAAAAGAAATAAGGTTGGAACCAACATCTAACAATAATGAGTTGAATGAAAAATTGGATACTATACTTAGTGCTATTTCAAATATTAAGATGGTTTCTGGAAACAGCTCTGGCACTGCTCAGGCGGGTGCGGGTGAAAATTCTTTGGAATTGAATCCAGAATCGTTGGCAAATATAGTTAGTAAGAGCTTTGAAAACGTCAAAATTGATAGTGATAGTTCAGCATCTAAAAAGACAGTAGTAAAAACCAAAATAAACATAAAATCAGTCGCAGACGATATTCTGTGATTGTATAATTGTACATGTCTGAAAGAATTTAGCAGCATGAATGTTGTAAAGAAAGATAATTCGGAGGTGTATCATTACAGTAGGACTTGATGTAGGCACAGTTCATATCGTTGGAAGCAAAGTAAACAGCTTGGACGAAGTTGAATTTACGGTTGAAAGAAACTGTTTTGCCGAAGTTAAGGAATCAGTAGAAGATCCAGAAGATATTCTGAAAAACAATAATTACACTTATATAAAGCATGATGGGAAATACTATGTTTTAGGAATGGATGTATACAAAATTGCAGAAATAGAGGGGTTATTTAAACGTACAGGGGCTCAAACTTCGTATTTTAGCTCTATACGTCGTCCTATGCAAGATGGCATTTTAAACACTGCTCATGATTCTATGAGTTTGGTTATAATCAAAGAACTTATAAAAAGAGCTTTGGGTGGAGAAGCTAAGAAGCCCAATACAGAAGTTTGTTGCTTTTGTGTACCTGGAGACAATAGCACAAATAATGTTATTTATCACAGAACTATGCTAACAAACATTATTAAGCAACTAGGTTATATTCCAGAGCCCATTAATGAAAGTTTTGCTATTATTTTGGCTGAAAATCCTTGTGCTGATGATCCAGATGAACCAAATGGGGTTTCCGAGCATACTGGCTTATCTTTTAGCTTTGGTGGCGGCTTGGTTAATGCTTGTCTTGCTCGTCGTCAACTTCCTTTGTTGACTTTTTCTATAGAAAATTCTGGGGATTTTGTAGATAAGGAAGCAGTTAAAATAGCTGGTGGATCGGTTGAAATGATGACCAGATATAAAGAAAGAATTTTCAATTTAAACAAAGTGGATGATTCTAATCTGAAAGATTCTGCTTTATCATGCATGTACGATTGTATTCTGAGCAATGTTTTAGAGAAGTTTAGTGCAAAGTTTGAGAAAATTCCCAAGGATGAAAGAATAACTACCCCCTTTGAGATAGTTGTGGCAGGGGGCACAAGCATGGTTCCAGGCTTTATAGAGCGTTTTCGTCAGGTGATAGCGGATATGGAGCGTCGAAATCTATTACCGTTTATAGTAAAGAATGTACGGTTAGCCGAAAATCCTCTTCTTACAGTAAGTACGGGCTGCTTAGCAAAGGCAACATCTGTACAAAATAAAATTAGGTCTTGACTTTTTTACTTTTTTCATTGTTTACTTGTATTGCCCACTCCTCAAGGTTTACGTATGGTCTTCCATATTCATCACTTGTGTAGGATTGAAGAAACTTAATAATTATGTCTATTAATATACCGAATTTCCTGTCATGGACTAATTTTGGCACTAGATCAGAAATGTTGCCCAAACATGGAAGTCCATCATCATTAACATGGGGGTGGTGAAAAAGTATTACTGTTCTTGTTTTGTTAAAACAGCGAATAACGTCTTCGTATTCATTGCATGAGATTTGTATGACAAATGTGCCAATATCAACTATTCCTTCGTCTTCATCCTTTATATATATATGCTTTGTTCGTAAATGTAGATTGTTATTTTTGTCCAATCGTCTTCTTGTTATTTGAGGATGGGACATGATTGCATTAAATTCGTTTTTTGCAGTCTGTTCATCGTATCTATAATTTTGATATCGTTCTAATTCCTCATTTATTTTTAACAATCCTTGTTTTATATTGTCATATTGGCGTTTTGTATATTCTATAGTACGTTTAATATCTTTGATATTATCGTTTATACTTTTAACTCTGGAAATATTAATAATTGAATTCCATTTTGCTTTATCAATTTTAGTTTCAATATGTTTTGGACGGTTTATTACTTTGTGCAAATCGTCCAAAGTAGGAGGCTCAGAAAAATAATATGACAGGTCTACATTTTCCAAGGAATAAATTATTGTATTTATTGTTTCATTAAAACTGTCCCAAGGCACGGCCACGGGGATCGGTCTGCGTGGCCGTCCTTCAGGGTATATATATGGGTGTCCAGACATATTGTGCCAAAAATTTGGTTTGCTTTGATTGGAAATTTCGATTACTTTATTATTTACCATATCGATTTGAATATGGATTCTTCCTAGATTAAAAGTGTTATGAGAATAAATGTCGTGCATTCTCAAAAAATTAGTATATATATTAATAGTGTTGTTTTTTAATGTTATTGCCTGTATTTTTTTATTTTTCAGTAATTTATTTATTTGACTAGTTGTTTGTTTTTTTGGTAGCGTTTGATCTAACAGTTTGATCTGTTCATTCAGGTTTTTATTATGTTCTTTAAAGGCATTTTTTATGTTCAATAAACTAGTTTCACATAAAGATTTTTGACGAAGCAAATTGCTTATCACAAAATCTTTATCTTGAAAGAGGTTGTAAAATCGTTTAGTTTGCATTTGCCCAATCGTTTGCATTTGCCCAATCTTCGAGGTTTACGTATGGTTGTCCATAGGCGTCGTGAGTATAAGACTGTAAGAATTTAATAACCAAATCGATTACTATTCCAAATTTTCTACTCGTAAGTAGTTCTGTAATAATCATAGAAATGTTTCCAAAACAGGCTGTGCCCTCTGTATTTATGTGTGGATGATGGTAGCCGTAATGCTGTCTGGTATTGTTTTTGAACGTAATCGATGCCGCTTTCAGGTTTATACCAACAGAGAATTGACCAATATCTATTTCGTTGGCGTAAATATGAATGGTTTCTAATAAAAGATATCCTTCTTTAAAAGATGAAGAAGTGATACCGGGGTGCAGTGTAATTGATTGAGCTTCTTTTTCTATATAAATTCTTGTTGTTTCAATATCTTTTGCTTTTTCTAAAATTAGTGTATATTTTTTTAAATCTACGAGTGTACGCTTATATTCTAAATGATAATATTCCAAATTTTCTTTGTATCTTTTTAGTTGTCTACTACAAAGTTCTTGACTTGCTTTGTTTACAAGAAAGTTGAAAAGTTTTTTGTTGGGGAGTATTTGCGTTTGTATTTTTTGTTCTTTTTTCCTTTTAATAAATTGAGATGATGGTTTAGGTGAGTATATGTCTTGTAAACAAAACAGTAGAACATGGACATATTTTAAAATATCGTTTTGATCTAGATTCCACTGAAAAACAGGATTACCGCTTTCGTCTACTGATGGGTGTGCAAAACCAGAGAATGACATAGTTCTGTTTGTTATTTTTGCAAAAAGTGGATACGAAATTGTAATAGCAATCTCGTATTTGCCTAAAAGATTGTTGGCGAGATCTTTTAGATTTTTGGTATATATGTATAAACAGCCATTTCTTATCTGAATATGTTCAATTTGTGGATTATTTGCAAGGACTCTCAAAATACGATCTGTTGTTTTTTGGGATACGTACTGAAGTGTTTTAAGGAGTTTTATGTCATTAAGAATTTTATCAAATCTTTTTTTTCTTTCTGAATTTGTCCGCTCTTTTGATTCTATAAGTTTTTCCAGAGATTTAATAGAATCCACGTTATTGGTGAAAAATTCAATGAATTCATTAGAATTTTGCACGTTGTCCTCATAAAAAAAAAGCGGTAGCCAAATAGCTACCGCTCTAAGGGCTTTAAACCTGTTGGTTAGTTACCCTTGATTTTGGTGATTGCCAAAACGTTGTCGCCTGCTTCAACGATTGCGTTCTCGTCGATTTCGACACCGTTTTTCTGGAGTTCGCATTTTTCCAGCGAAACACCAATCTTTTCGAATAGGGCTTTGACATTCATTGGCTTTGAGCTGTCAATTTCCACTTCGTGGATAGCCCCAGGAATTTTGCCGATGTTAGCGGTTAAACCCGTCTTTTTAGCTTGCGTCTGCATTTTTTCTCTTTTCACGCTTGTAAGCGTGCTCCTTAAGTGAAATTCTTGTTTAACACCAAAACTGGTGACATTGACATAATTGTTTCATTGTATATTTGTTTTCCTCTTACATAATTGATCATTGAAAACACCGCCATTCCTGCTAATGTCGCAACTGTTGGGGCAATTGCGGTAGCGGTGCAAGCGTTTCTTTCGGCCTCCTCGTCGCTATACAAGGTCTTATCGTAGCCATCTACCTGCCTGGGAAGGGAAGGTTCAATGGTATAGACTCGACCACCTTCGGCTCCCATCCTTGTCTCAACCATGAGTTCAACATCAAGTTTGTACTTAATGCTGTTTTCCCAAATCTCTTTCCGGCTGGACATTGAATCAGGAAGTACAAAAACGATTCCCTTCAATTCACCCTCAGTGAATCTTTCGGGTTTGACTTTGATTTCGATGCCCGTTTCATTTTTGATCATCTTCTGAAGGGCATCAACCTTTTTCTGCCCAACCGAATTCAGACCGTAAATCTGGTTGGGAAGATTGTGGTTTTCAATGTCGTCAAAGTCATACACAGTTATATCTTTGCACCCCATCTTTGCTAATAGCCATACAGCGTATGAGCCAGTAGCACCTGCTCCAATAACCGTAATTGGAGTTTTAAACTTTTCTGGGGCAAAAATATCTAACTGTCGCCAAAAATCTGGTTCCATTTTTTAGTTCCCTTTTTTTAGTCCTTTTTTTTGTTGGGTAATTAATCCTTTTCTACCCACATTTTCCAGTCTTCTTCTGATAGCGGTTCCCCGTAAGAAGGCGAAGGCCGAAACCCACTGCTGCCTCCACTATATCCGCCGCTTTTCTTGCCTTGAAAGCCCCAGCTTTTTCGCTTCACCTTCTCTTTCATTTGCTGAGCAATATCCTTTTTGCGTTCGTCGCTTTCTTCGACGTACAACTGCCAAGGACAATCAACAAACTTCAAACCATTTTTGTAATCGAAGAAAGTGAAAGAGCAAACTTTCTGACGAGTAAAGATGCCGCGAATGAAATAATCATTGTGAGCAAAAAGCTCCATCTGATTTTCATCCTGCTGGGACGGAGTAACCATAGATCCGGGGTGGACATGACCCCAAAAAAGGATTGAATTAAGGAAATCCCTGTTCTTCGGATCTTCAGTCAGCATATCAGAATAGAACTTGCCGATATCAGCCTGATCGAATTCACAGTGGCCAGCACTTACATCTTGATTAAAGAGGAAGATGTTTTCGATCAGATATCGCGGAGCATCATCATCTTTCGACTTTGGAAGAATCTTGACATTTCCCAACCACGCAGCTTCATCACCGTTGCTCTCTTCCATGATGTAATGCGTATCCATATACGCTTGAGGAGAAAGCAGAATGATCGGAGCCTGTAACTCTCCGTCCAAAAGTTCCATTTTTGGATTAGCAACATGCGGACAAAGTTTTTCAACCTTATCGAACTTGCTGCTCCAATATGAACTGCCGTATTGTCCACCGCCATACTGATACATCTTCTTACTCCTTTTCTTCGGTTTCTTGCGTTTCGCCATGATACTCTCTTTTTTTGAGCCACAGGGTTGGTAGTGGTGCTCCAGCATCATTTTCATTGTAAGACTTTAAATACTCTATACAGAGACAGATGAGTGTTGAAAACTTTCTTTTTGCCGCCAAATCATGTATTATCGGTCCTATGTTTCCCCAACATGCTTGACCCCACACAATATGTGGATGATCGTGCTGCATTTTTCTGCGAGTTTTATTTTCTATTTTAACTGGATAATCACCCTCCTCTTGGGCATAGTCGGCATATATTGATATTTGAAATTGCCCGATTTCGATTGATTGTCCCTTATAAATCAAACTTATGTTTCCGGTGCGTACATAGATCGTTTCACCATCAATTTTTATGTTTTTAATGTCTGGGTGCTTGAATAACTTATCTAATTCTGCCTCTTCGGTTGCATAAGGATCTGCGTTTAAAATGGACAATATGTTTTTACTTAACTCATTGATTGATTTTTTGTTTCTATCTACTTTCGAATTGACCAGATTACATAAACCTTTATCTATTCGTTTATCGCTGGTACATAATTGAATAAAATTTGATTCGGTTTTTGTTTTGGTTTTTGTTACCATTTGTCTTTTTTTTCTTTGCTCAAACTAAAATGGCTCATAAATCAGTCTGGGGCAAAGGAAAACTACTAAAAATTATCAATAATCATACAGAGGTATAAAATTGGCATATTATTGTAATTTAAACGACTTCAAATCAGTATTGCAGCAGTCATTAACTACTGGGGCTCCAAGTCTTGAAAGCGGCACTGAGGTTGACCTTATAAATATTGGAAATGGATTAAGTTTTAACAACTTTAGCGAAACTTTGGTCTGGGATTACATTCGATATGCTTCTGCCGAAATTGATTCTGGACTGTCTCAAATGTACAGAGTTCCGTTTCATAAGATTACATTGCAAGAAACAACTCTGGATGTAGATGCAGGTACAGAATACAGCACTCCCAACCAAATCGTTACTACAGATGAATTATCTGCCGCCCCTGGGGACGAAATTATTTTGTCAACCAGCGTACCGCAGCCTACTAAAGTTAGATTGCATGTTACAGAAATTGGCGATGATAACGTTTTAACAGTTGAAGAAAATATAACTGTTCCGTTTTACAGCGAATCAACCAGAGTCCTTAAAGTTGGATACAATCCTGCTTTAGCTCTTATGGCAGCAAGAATTGCAGCAGGTAACTTTTTTGACAAATACTTTTCCAGTAATCAGTCACCAGGTGAATCTGATTATGGAAAAAGATTGAGGATGTTATCTTTTGGACAATTAACTGATATTTTGCAGGGTACTACAATTTTGCATGGGCAGGAGCGAATTGGACATCGATTCTATAATACCAATCTTGTATCAAGATACGGTCTTCCTCCACATGATAATAAGAATGATAACAGGGAGCTAAAGCGAGATGGCGGATAATTTAGACGATCTTATAAACAAATTTAACAAGCTTGAAAAAGCCATTGGCAATATTGATGGTTCTACTTATACTTGGGATGGAAAAAGGAATAAATTTGTAAGTGGAAATTACGACCTTTTTTCTGAAAGTTTGCTCAGAAAAAATTCTCCTCTTGAAAATTCAAATCTTTCTCCTGCCGAAAGAGATTTGATTGCACAAATACAAGCAAAAATAAATGATGTTTTAAGGTAATTCTACAGTTCTTGGTTTGAAAGAATTCAAATAACGTATTAATTCTGCTCTTTCTTCTGATCCTGCTATTATGGTCATCTTATCTGAGTCGAAAATATGCCAGAACAAATAATGTTCTTTGTCGTCTGATGTACAAGGAAGATGATACCATTTGCCATCCATATCCAGATGCATTTCTGACAGAAGTGCATCAGCAGAAGAAGAACAGGCAACAAGATCTTTTGTGCCGCCTAACGGAAATTCGTTATATGCAAATAATAAAAACATTATGAATTTTCTAATTTATTTGCAGCTACTAAAAACATTTCTCCAATTTTTCTCAATGTGTTTGGAGTAACATTTTCGTTTAAGGAAAGTTGTGTACTTGAATATCCGTAATATCCGTCTTCAATTATTATATGTGGGGCTAATAATTCTTTGTCGTTATCTCCTTGTTGTATTTTAAAAGTGTATCCACCATTGTCTACATGAATAGCTACTTGCCCAAGTATTTTCATTTGTTATTTTCCTTTACATTTCCAATGATGATTGCAACAATTATTGCAACCAGAAAAGTCCACGCTAGTGTCCAAAAAATTGTACTCATTTCAAATTTGCATTGTCCCTAATTTCTTGGGCACGTTTGATAACAAATTCATCACTGTCGTCACTAAATGCCAACAAAAAAAATGGCATAGTTGTCAACGTCAGATTGTTCTATGAGCATAGCAATGCCAAACGGATCTCTTTTTATTACCTGGGGTTCAGGGAAAAAAGATACTACACAGAGTTCTATGCCGTGTTTCATAAATTCTGTCCTTTGTGCTTTCTGGTCTTCTTAATTTTTATCTTGGATATTCTGGGACAAGCAAGAAGAACTTTGCCTTTTTCTGCAATTCTTTGTCTTGCATTGTCTACTGTTTTAATAGAGAGGTTATATTTTTCTCCTATTTCTTTATAGGAGGTATCATCGGTTACGGTTAATAATGTTTCAGCTTCTGTTTTTGATAGAATAGAAGACAGCTTATTTAAGCACTTTTCATACGATTCTTTTTGTTCTACTATTTTTTCAGGTTGAACACATTTAACATTTTCTATTTGATTGATGAGTTCTTCATTTGACGGGTTTCTCCAGTCACTATTTAAATAATCCCCATACAGCTCGTTGTGTTTATTGTAGCATTTTGAATATAAAGAAACAGAATTCAGGCTATACCTTTTTTGTCGCCTAGAAGCCTGGATTAGAGAAAACATACGCCTCTTCATTAGAATAGAAGAAAAAATTCTGAAGGGTACATTTTTTTCAAGATCAAATGTTGGAATTATTTCGTTCCAAAGAACCAAATAACATTCACTTTTTATGTCTTCTCTGGAATATCCTTTGACGCCATAGTTTTTAGATATCCATATTACCAGATCTAGTACATATTGACTGATTACCCTAAATGATTTTTCTTTTTGTTGACTATTGTTTGTTTTGTTTTTTATTATTGATATGTGATCAAAAATTTCGATATCATTCATTTTATTTCTGTGGTACTTTCTTGAGTGCTATTTTTGCTTTTTTATAGGCTGCTGAACTTTTGACATGCTTGGAAAGCACGGCAATGTCCGTGTTCCAGTTTATTGAACTAAAAACATCCATTGCCCATTTTAACGATTTCCACAACTTATTTTCCATCAAATAAGAGATTTCATATATATATGCATGAGCTTCTGTTATGGCAATACTGCTAATTTTTTTGTTTGAATAAAGTACCCCGTTTACTCCACCACAGTGGCATTTTTTAATATCGCACAAATAATGTCCATGTTCATGAGCGAGCACAGCGACTTTTATATAATTTGGTAGTCTACTTTGTGCTTCGACTAGATAATAAACAGATTTTCTGTCGGGACTGTACCTTGTAATGCAACCATAAAGACCTTTTAGGCTTTTGACCCATTTAAAGTGTACATTTTTTCTCTTAAATAGTGCTACAGCTTTGTGAACGTCTTTTTTTGTAATTGCCGTCATAATGCTAAAGTTTCAGATAAAAACCATTATGATGCAAGATTTTGTGCAATTTTTCGGCATATTAAATAATGTTACCTGTATTACAAGCCATAAAGAAAGTTATCGAACGTCGCGTTATCAATATCCAGCCCTTGGCTGTAGTCGCCAATCAGGGTGCAACAACTATTACTGTTCAAAGTGCTAAACGTTTTAATTGCGGAGATAAGATTGTAATCTATTCCTCCGGTTCAACTACGGGAGAAATTGCTACTGTTGTAATGGCAACCGATTATCGCACGCTTCTATTAGAAAATCCACTGTCACGAGCACACCCTGTAGGCGATAACGTGCAGGTATTAATTAACGATCAATGGTTTAAAGGCGGAGTTTATATAGGCGATCCTGCAGTAATACCCGTGTTTCCTGCAATTACAGTGGCTCTTGGTAGCGTTAGTAATGACTGGATAACTCTGAACAGTTTAGGTAGAGAATTCAGAATAGATATTTCTGTGTATACAGAGACCAGTTTTTACGAAAGAAATTATGCATATATGCTGAAATTGGCAACTGATATAAGTGATACGTTGTTTAAGACAATGTATCCTCTTGTGTCATATAAAATGACTACACTAGTAGAAGATGTTTCAGAAACAGATACGCTTATCAAGGTTGCTGATAGTACACTTCTTCAGCAGTTTGCCTGGTTTTGGTTGGAAAATTATCAATTTACATCCCATGCAAAGCCAAGGAGATATCTCACTGATAACCAAACAATTGAATTGGTAAATCCTATAGGAAACGCTTTTCATGTTGGTGATGATGTAATATTCCCCACAAGACATTTTTACGATAGCAGGGTTACAGAAATAGAACTTGGAACTGTAGTAAAAGAATGTACTTTGGCATGTTCCAGACTTTCTTATTTTGCTAAAGAAGAGGTTTTGATACCAGACCCATTCTTCTTGCCATTAAATAGGTGAAAATGATGTGGATTTTTTCAAGTATCAATATTCCTCTTGACGAGTTAGAAGAAAAAATAACCTCTTTAATTTTGCAAGTGTGTAAGTCTATCCCACAACTGTCAAACGGAAAATACTCAGAAACAACAGCTCGTATTTGCGGTGGATGGGTTAGAGATAAAATTCTTAATAAGCAATCAAAAGATTTGGATGTTTCTGTTGACAATATGACCGGAAAACAATTTGGTGAATTTATTTCTCTGTATGATAAACAAAACAATGTAGGGGCAGTCGGCAGAATTACTACTACTGATGCCAGACCAGAACAAATAAAGAATCTTGAAGTGTCATTTTTAAATATTTATGGGCAAAAGGTTGATTTGCTAAGCCTAAGAAAAGAGGTTTACACACCAGGGAACAGGAACCCCATTGTTACAATGGCAACTCCGCAAGAGGATGCTTACAGAAGAGATCTGACATTAAATGCCTTATTTTACAACATAAACACTAAACAAGTTGAAGACCACACAGGCAAAGGTCTTAGTGACCTTAAGAGCATGACACTTAGAACTCCATTAGATCCAATCAAAACATTTCAAGATGATCCGTTGAGAGTTTTACGAGTTTTTCGTTTTTATTCACGATATGCAAATTCCACAATATCTCCCGAAGTTATAGAAGCAATTAAAGACCCTGGAGTACAACACCAATTAACAAGAAAAATAATAAATGCAAACGATCCAGAAGGCATAGTTGTGGAGCGTACTGCAGAAGAATTTAGAAAACTGATGAGCGGTACACAGCCAGAAAAAGCACTTCAAGTAATGTATGAAACCGGATTGCTTGGTAAGATGCTTAATTTGCCAGCAAGTTTTAATCCGTTAAACATGGATCAAAGAAACAAGTGGCACCAATTGACAGTTATAGAACATACACTTGAAGTACTTAAGAATGTAAATAATTTGTCGAAGGAGTATGGGCTTACAGATGAAGAAAGAGCAAAAATGAATTTTGCTGCTCTATTTCATGATTTAGGAAAATTAGACCCACGTTCTCACAAAAACAAGCCAGATGGTACACGTGGTTATTCAGGAGACCCAAATAATCCATCTGCAATTCCACACGAACAATCAAGTGCTGATTTTTGGAAGATTTTTTCAAAAGCACTTCAATTAAATAATGAAGAAACCCAATCAATCGGAGAGCTAATAGCAGGTCATATGCGTCCTCATAGTCACATAGAAGAAGATGGACCTGATATATCAGACAAAACTCTAAGAAGATATGTAAGAAAGAATCCCAATTGGGTTTTTCAGTATATACATGCTATGGCAGATGCTATGAGCAAAAGCAAAACACCAGATGTTTCTGTAACCAATCCTTATCGACAAAACATTGACAGAATTAAATTATTATCCCCTACTCAAAATATGGCAAAATCACAAGACCTGCTTAATGGCAAAGAAATCATGGACTTAATAGGATTGCCAGCAGCACCACCAAAAGGGCAAATTGGATATATCGAAGTAATCAAAGAACGTATCAGAGAAGTACAAGACGAAAACCCAAATCTTTCGAAAGAACAGGCACAAGAAATAGCAAAAAATATGCTAACTTCAGGTGAATTAGATATTTATAAAAAAGCCATAACCTGGTTTAAAAGGATAAAAAATGCGAATAATAACAATTGGTACTAGTCCTTATGTTCTAAATTCAATGGGAAGACTGCACAGTTATATCATTAAGTGTTTGGCTAGTTCTGCAGATTATCAGTGTGCATCTCTAGTAAGCAGTCATGATTCGTTTTTGTATTTTCCAGAACAAACAAGTGATAATAACAAAACCTATTTTTACAATTTTACAACAGATAAAGAATATAAAGTGCCCGTTTTTCCATATTCATCAGACCCGAAATCATCAACGATACAGATTTATGAATATCTTAAAGCATTGCAACCCGATGTGGTTGTGACTATAGGACCAATAGAAGATTTTTATTTTATGGATGCCATTTTGACTTTTGCAACATCCAGTTTTAAGTGGTTTGCTGTATTAGCAAACAATAGTGCAACATTTAGCACAGATTACAAAACTTTGGCAAAAAAGATAGATGGCTGCTTGTGTACTAATGCATATACGTTAACCAATTTCCAACAAGTATCAAGTGTAACTTCTGATTATTGTTATGTTGGATGCGATTTGGATGTTTTCAAACAGACCAATAAGTCAATTGCAAAAAGAATCTTTTCGCGTTGCTCAAACAATTTTAAAGACAGCCCACCATTAATAGCAAATTTTGTGGCCGGTACAGGGTCTGGCACAAGAGTTCAGGCAGGTACAAGTTTGTATTTACACACAGAAACGGATGGATTGTACGATCTTCCACAGTTTATTAATACAGCCTATACCAAGTTGCCAACTGTTCCAATTTCACAATCTTCTGGATTGTCCGATCAAGAGTATGCCAAAAAATTAAATGATTCAGATGTGTTTTTAACGGGATCTATTTGTTCTTCAACCTCAATAAGCATTTTTGAGGCATTAGCTTGTGGATGTGTCCCCGTTTATCCAAAAAGCTTGTGCGATGTCGAGGTTATAAATTCCTTAAAAGTCGATCTGCCTATATTGGCAAATACCGGAATGGATGTGCAGGTTGTTTATGTTGGAAATAACAAGATTTTTTATATGCCAATTAGAGGTTCAGCTATAACTGCCCTAAAAACGGCACTATCACTTAATTCTGATGCAATAAACACATTTAGAACTAGTTGTATTAAGATTGCGAACAAATTGAGTAATAAGAATTTTCTACAAAAATTTGTAGATATGATAAAGGAAGTTGTGAAAAAAGACCCTATTATACATCTAGCTTAGGAGATTAAAATGGCAGTAATAGACCCAATCGTATATTCTCAAGTCGCTCATGCTTATGGAGCTGGAATGGATCAGCTCGATAATGTAGATCAACACTTTTATGATGCTGCTTACGATATCTTGACAATACAAAGCTTCGATCCAGAATTACAGTTGTTAAATCCTTTTTATGCTGCCTATCAAGCTACTGTAACGTCTTTTGGAGCACCATCACCTGTCATATCTGCTGTATCGGCTTTGCAACGTCATGTGCTAGCTAAAGCAGCAGGCTATACTGACATAAATGAATGGTTATTCGATAATGGCATTAAAGTGCCACAAAGTTTTGCGGATTTATCTGCCCAAGCCGGTTTCACCATTACTGATGGAACCGATGGTACTCATGACAATATTAGTGGCTAATGCTATAGGAGAATTGTAAGTGCCTACTTCTTGCTCTAATTGTTGCGTAACTAATTATTCACCTGCTTTATCCACGCCTACACGTGCTTTTGCCAACATGTCTTATGTTGGTTTTATGAAATTAGATAGTGCCCTTTTAAGTCAAAAAATAGCAGGTGTATTAAATCAAATTTTGCGTGTTAATAGCTGCGGAATAGTTGCCAGACAGCCAATTGAAAAAGTTGACGTTATTGATGGGCGAATTGACGGAACTGTTTATAGAGTATTGCCACTTGAAGTTGGTGGCCCAATAACAATGCCCATTGTGGCTGATACATTGGCAGCAGGTACATGCCCAACCGGATCTGATTTGCAAGGTACAAGTTCTGTAGCAGCAAAACTTTTAAATCTTATCTGGTGCTGGTCAACTACTCGCGACCCTCAAGGAAGAATTGCATATGATGATGTTAATGCCGATGTGAGACTGGCAAATCATGCCGCATTTAGATATAACAACTGTGTTGTTAATAGTCTCACTTTCAATTGTGCTCAAGGCGATTTGCTTAGTGCAGAATTGGATATTATTGCTCAAGGACGCACTCCTTTGGGTAGTTCACAGGCTGAATTGGCTACAACGAACAATGTACAAGAAGCCAATATTAGCGATTATCTTTCTCCTGCCCGAACTTTGCAATGGAGTGATATCAGTATTACAGGAATCGCTGGATGCTCTGCCACAGATGTTGGTGAAGGAGCAATCCTGTTTTCATCCAACCTTATTAGAAGTTGGGATTTAAGAATTGAAAACAATGCACAGCGTTATTACACTTTTCAAGGATCTTTAACTCCAGTTGATATCAATGCTGGTAAACGTACTGTCAGCGGATCTATCGAACTAATGGGTATTTCCGATAATCTAAGACGACATGCAGAAAACAATAGTGCTCGATTTACAGAAAAGAACAAGTTAAGATTCGCATTTTATGTTGGTGATGATACATTCCAGGGAAGTAACATTTTCCGTCAGAGAGACTGGACTGGTATTGGAACTGATTTGCCAGCTAATGCTATTTTTGGGCGAGAATTAGGTGCAACTATATTTGAGATAGAAGAGGCCGCATTAAACAGTAACGAACTTTTCACTTCAAGAGTACAGTATCACTGTATGGCACTTGATGATGATAATTATCAGTTCAGCAATAAACAGGACAGTTCATTTCCTGTGTGGTCCTGATTGTAAACAACTCGTAAAAAAAGAGGGGCTCAATGCCCCTTTTTTGTTCTGTATAATGTGTTATATATTGGAGATAGATTATGTCTTTATTGGTAGACGGCCAGCGTTTTATTACAATTACCTATTACTACCTTGAATTTCAAAAACAACTTGGCAACATAACTATTAGCAATTTCAAGTTTTTAAATACTAAGGAAATGTACGAAAAGCACAAAAACGATCCCAATCTTAAAGTGCTAAATACGGGATGGTCTATTCCTGATTGGTCTCAACAGCAAATGTTATTACGCCAATCTACTGTGTACGAAACATTGCCAGATGGAACTCCTAATGCACGTATTGATTTTCTTAAGTTGCAAGATATGACATTAAGGACTTTTTTGAAGACATGGGATTTAAAGGAAAAAGATGTGCTAGTGCCTTTAGACGGAGATACAATAGGAAGATTGCATCCGATAGTGGCTAAGGAACTTTTGGAAGGCTACGAGGCCATTACATCAGTAAAAGAGAATGACCTAAAAAACTCATAAAGACTGCCGAAAATTATCTTAAGGGTGTTCGGCAGTCAACAATCCCATCTATAATACTTGAAATGTCAATAGTAACAGAAACTGGTTGGACACTAGAATATGTAAGGTCTTTGTCTTCTTCTGACTTTTTGGCGTGTTTAGTTTTAACAACTACTTTTAAGAATTTCTACAGAGAGCTGGAGTTCTCTGCAACTGCGTCTAAAAACATGGTTTCTTTTTAAGATTGCTCTCCCCCAGGCTCGAATAGTAAAGTTTTAGGTGCAACAACTACTTTCCTGTTGGTTGGGCACCGTGGCTGGAATAAAAAACCAGTCACGGTGTTTTTTTTGTGAGTAGGGAATTTAGAGAATTTATTGAATATAATATTTATGCTTAAAAAGAGATTTGAGACTTTTATTGATGACAGTGACCGTTACGAAACGGACATGTATGAACTTCTTGCTGCATTAACAGAGCATGATGATGGCAAAATATCTGTAGTATTTCATATTGGAGCAGCACAGTTAGGTACTACCAGCGGAGCAGAATATTGGCATTTTGACAAAAAAGAACAAGCTTTAGCAGAAAAAGTATACGAGGAAATAGTAGAAACAACTAAAACGATGACGAAAAAGATTGAGCAAGAACGCCTTCAAATGTCTCTTGTAATGCCCATGTTTAGAACAGCGATGCAGGGAATAGCTCCAGAATACAAAGAGAAAAGTGGAGTTGCGTGGTTTAATCATTATACGCTATATCAAGGAAAAGAGCCTGATTGGCGTCAAACCTTGTACGGAAATAGATATCCAAAGCAAAAGAATGATCCGGTAATTACAATATATAATTACGCAGATGAAAAGAAGATCGAAACTAACGGTACACGTCGCGGTCTTAAATATAAATATAAGTATTAAACTTCGATTAGTCTTGCTGTCCAAAAGTCTTCTGCAAGATTAGTATTGCTGATATAATCATATGGCATATAAAAGTATCCATTGTCGCCCCAGTCTGGCCCCCAAGAGTTTCTTATAATGAATACCTTTTCAGATCGTTTATAGCCAACAGCACATACTGCATGCCCTCCTTGATCTTTATCATTTTCTGTGGGCATGGTCATAACTCCATCTTTGCCAATACTATCGAAGCTAGAATATACAGTAAATCCGAATACAAAAGGAAAACCACTAGCCAAACAAGATTCCATAGAATGTATGTCTTGGTTAATGCGAGCATATGACAGAATTTGATGTTTTAATGCATCAGCATAAACTGGTTTAGGAGCTTTTCTTGTAAATTTAGTAATGTCATAAGGCCACAACGTTTCGTGTGGACAACCGTATTTTGCCATTGCTTTCATTGAATCTCTTAACATTGCTCCAGAATCTTCATTTACTGTGCCTTCATAATATCTGGAAACATAGTAAATAAATAATCGAGATGGAGTAAAATTTTCTGCTTTTTCTTTGATTAGCAAAAATTGTGCTAATGCAGCAGAAGAATGAGATGTACAGGAACCCAGTTGTTCTTGGTCATATACCACTGGCATTTGAGGTCGCAAATCTACTGACTCTAAGTTTGGTGCTGGATGAACAAGATGTAGTTTTCGGTCTCGATGGTCAGGAATGTCAGGAATCCAGCCTAAGCGTTTCCCAGAGAGATTTGGTTTTATAGCGGGTGTTCTAGCCATAATTGTCTCCTATATATGATAATTATTGCGTTTTTTTAGCAAAATCCTGTAATGTATCTTATAGTAAAGAAGAGGGTTTTATGTGGGTTGTAGAACAAAGAAAGACACTGCAATCAAAGTGGGTATTTGTAGCAGTAGTGAACAACTGTGCGGATGCACAAGAAGTGGCTAGAAAAATAGGGCTAAAAAACAACACCTATATGCGTATTAGTTTTATTAGTTTTATTGAGCCAAAAAATAATAATATTCCGTGGGATGCGAATAATGCTGGTGGAGTCAATAAAGAAGAATACTGTTTTTCCTAAAACTAAGTTCGTTAATGTACGCGACATATTAGATGGAAACTATGATATTTGTTTGTCTAAGTTGGTTAATTCCAACGTGATGCGTGCCAAGATTTTGGCAATTGCATTTGCTGACAATTATAGAATTCTAACTTTTGCTGTTAATCAGGTTTTCCGAGGTTCAAAATTAAGGTGGACCTATCATGCAGAAGAGAATTTAATAAAGAAACTTTACAAAATTAAGGCTAAACAGCGTTTTGGTAATATTAATGTTTTGGTAATGAGATTAACAATTGATGGTTGGTCTATGGCAAAACCTTGCAATAAATGCTACAATGATCTTATGCGTTATGGGGTAAACAGAATTTTGTACACCGATGTCAAAGGAAAGATCAGAGAGATTTAATGCAACCAGAACAAGTAACAGTCAAGTGCATTAAGTGCGAAAAAGATATTCAGTGCGAAATATTGGGAGAGAACAAAGAAATATCATGCCCAGACGGAGCAGGATATATTGATTTATACTTTGGTTGGGCAAGCACATTAGATCACCCCATTTTAAGACCGGAGTTACGTGGTGGGACTGAGCCATCACACGCCAGCGATGAAGCAGAAATAAAGTTGTCTAAATGTGATGTTGTAAAAGGATTTTTCTGCGATGAATGTTTTCGAAAAAGTCATCATTTGTTTCAGGGCTATACTACAGAAATAGTCGGAGCTACGAAAAAATTTAATCAAGTTTGGTAACTTATCTAAAGGAGATAATAATGTACGATATGTTAGCTTTTGCTTTGGGTGTTCAGGAATTGGCAATTATTGGTTTATTTGGCGTTTTGATTTTTGGCAAAAAGCTTCCAGAAGTTGGAAGGTCTCTCGGGAGGAGTTTTGTCGAATTCAAAAAGGGATTATCAGGCGTTGAAGACGAGATTAAAACTGTTAAACAAGGGCTTGATATCAATACATTGCCACCTCCAGTAATGGAGCACAATGTCCAAAAACAAAAGGTAGAAGCATGAAGATCGAGAACCTTGCATACCTTAAAAACTGTTTAAGCTCTCATGAGCCGCAAGCATGTGTATTAGGGAATTTGCAAGCAAAAGATGTATTAGAGTTGATTTCGGACCTTGAAAAAGCTCGTACAGATACTCATGAATGGTATGCAGCAAGATTGGAACGTCTTATGGGCTGGTTTAGGACTACGGGCAAGGAATTGCCTATAGCAGAAGAATTTTGGAATATTATTGCCAACAGTCAATCAGGTGTAAATGATCCTCCAACATATTCTCAGATTATTGAACAATATAAATATCGTGCAGAAAAAGCCGAAGCTCGCATTGCGGAGTTAGAAAAATCGTGAGGAAGATAGTTGATGAAGAATTGAAATTGGCTCAAGCTTACATTGGAGAGGCTGCTAAACAGGCACTTCTTTCATTTTGTAAAAGATCTAGATGTGGTAGTGTGGTTGTTAGCAGGAATGGGGTAATTAGTGGATGGGGATATAATTCACCTCCGGGGAAGTTTAAACCAGAAAACGAGGCAACTCCTAGATGTTTGTGTAATAAAGAATCTTATCATAAAAAAGTTACAGATAAAACTTGCTGTGTACATGCAGAAGAACGAGCAATTATAAATGCAATTTCAAATATATCAGCATTACAAAGTGTAGAAAAACCTATCATTTGGACAACTTACTATTTTGGATTACCATCTTCGTTTCAAGATGAATTGGACAAGATTTACTTTACCAGAATAAATGATAATAATGAACCAATTCCAAGTGGTAAGCCTTATTGCACGATTTGTTCTAAATTGGCATTAGATGTTGGAATTAAAGAGTTTGTTTTGGTGCATGAAGACGGCGTTTATGCGTATTCTGCTGAAGAATACAACGAACTTTCTTATTCTTATAAAGAGGAACAATAATGAACCAAACTCTGAAGAATTTTGCAATCGAACAAATTAAAGAAGGGCTATCTAAACTACCGTCTGAATGGGTGGACAAATTTAAACTTATGTATGGTCGCAATCCAGACAAAAGGGGTATTGCACAACGCAATGTGAGCGATACCTTGGCTATGTCAGAGCAAGATGTTATTACAGAAATACCAGATGAAAAATTAGAATGGGCACTTTCTCAGGTTGAGGCATCCATAAAAAAGCTCGAAAAGCTACAATTACACTAAATCAAAAGATCTAAATGTCCAGTGCTTGTCTACGACATTATAAACTCTACAACAACAATTAGACCAATCTTTCTCTTCTAGTGATAGTAACCGTAAAACATGATTGTGAAACAACTTAAGAGTTGCTTGGTGTGAAACTATTATTATAATTTCACTATCTATATCTTCTATTTCCTTTTTTAGTATTATTCCTCTTTTTATAACATCTAGCTTAGACTCGCCTTGTGGCGGTTTGTAGTATAGGTCGCCTGTTTTGTAATATAGTGACAGTTGTTTAGGGCGATTTGCTACATATTCGACTACAGTAGCATATCCGAGAGCTTCTCCAAATTCACGTTCTATTAACAATTCATTTGTTTCAACTTTTTGTTGTAATGCTTCTGATATCTCGTTTGCTGTTTGTAGGGCACGTTTGTATGGTGAAGACAAGATGCTAATGCTTCCATTTTCTCTTTCTAAACGCTTTTTAAGCCTTTTAGCCAACTGTTGGGCCTGCAAGACCCCCTTTTCAGTTAATTCAATCTCTGGATTAGGTGTGCTATTATAAATATCGTTATCTATATTGGCTTTAGATTCAGCGTGACGTATTAGGAATACTTTCATTTTGTCTCCGAATGTATTTACTTGGTTTTTTAGCTTCAGGCATTGTGTTTAACAGACTAAAAGTTTGTTGAGGGCAGTATGAGTAATACATACGTCTTAGTGATAGTAGATCATTTATAATGTTTTCTTTATCTGTTATTTTTTCATAATGATTCCAAAAATTTAGGTAAATTCTTCCAGTGTCGAAGCTCATTACTGAACAAGAACAAAATCTCCCAAAATTGCCCTTCAAGTCTTTAAATTTTATGTGCCCATATTTCCCAAATTCTATTTTGAGGCTATAGGATCTTAATTCACGTTTTCTGGTCCTGATATATTTAAAAAAATCTCTATCTTCTTCGTAAATAAATCTGTTGTCCATATCAATCCTCGTTTACCAGATTAAAACGCCTTCGGAAGTTTTGGAAATTGGACACATCTTCTTCGGTTTGAATGCTTAAACCATTAGTAAATTTGATAAATGTTTTTTCTCCTCGGTGAGTGCATTTTCCACCAGTTTTGGCTAAAGCACCGTCACTAAATAGGAAAACGCCTACTCCTCTTTCATGTAATTCATTTGCCGTTTTGTTGTTAAAACAGGTTGGAGAAAGAGATAGTTTTTTGATTGTATCTTTTATTACATCAATTATTGGTTTTTTACCGCACTTTTTGACGAATTTTTTCAGTGCATCTAGGCCACCATATTGAACCAGGTTAGTTTGTACTAATCTTTCTAGTTTGCTCCATGCAACGAATTTGTTTTTGTTTTCTAACAGTGAGCAAATAATTGCATGATTAATTGTACCACATGCGGCAGGTATGCTTATATCTGCAATAAGAGTCATTCTCGAAGCAGGGAATCTGCGAGAATTAGATGAAAATTTGGTGGTGGTCATTTCTTTAAATCTCCTATAAATATTAGATCGCCTCTGTTAATGTTTAACAGAAAATCTGGCCATTTCATTTTGTATAAACCTTCATTACTATCTATACAATATATATGTGAATTACTGTATCCTCTAATTACAAATGCATGTTCTACGTCTCTTCCCCTGATATCGTGATTGCCGTTTTGTGTTTCTTTTTTGGCCCTATAAAAAGATGTCCAATTAAAGGATGCTCCAACAGGTATGTTTCTGCGAATAAGTTTCTTTATGTATTTTGGAAATTCCCAATCAATAATAACATTGTTAGTTGCCGAATTTTCTAAAAATGCAATATATGAAGTTATGAGACTGCAAGTTTCTTCGTGTCCTAATCGTGTTAAGTATTTTTTTAATCTTTTAAGACGACTAATTTTCCATTTTTTTGATCTTTTTTGCCATGAGAAATCAAATATATTTAGATCTGCAGTTACTATTGTTACAGTTTTAAAACCTAAATCGTTAAGTAAAAGACCTTGCTCTGGCGTGAAGATTCCTTCGGTAGCTACAGAAGAATCTGCGAATTGTTTTGCTGTTTCATAAGTTACTTCTGAATTGTAAAAATTACCCAAACTTGCACAAGTTGCTACACCACAAAAATTGGGATCTTGTTCAAATCTTTTTATTCCTGTAATGACATTTCTTTTCACACTATCAATTATACAATACAAGGCCCCAGGTGGGTATTTATTTGGGTAAAATTCATTATGGTTATGAAAACAGAAATCGAGTTAAGTCATTATGATTGCGAAAGATTGATTACGGCCCTAAGGCATGTTTCTGACGGAAAAGAAGTTGATGCACAAGATAGCGAAATATTAGAAACGCTACAATCTATTCTTGTTAACAGAGTTTGTTGCAAAAAGTGTGATGAATTTTTAACAAAATGTATTTGTCATCGATAATTATTTTGCCCCAAAACTGCTATCTGTTCTGTCACTTGTTACAGTTTTTTCATCAGAAGAAACAGTAGATCTTTTTGTGCCAGATCCGTAATTGCCATCAGTTCTTCCGCTTACCACATTCTCTCCGGTACTCGTTGTAGTTGTACTTGTATTGTGTGCTCCATAAACGCCATAATATCCGGTTGTCCTGTCTGATGTAATTGTGGCTCCAGTGGAAGTATAAACTATAGTACTTTGTCCTGTTTCAGCATATGTACCATCATTTCGGTCTGTAACATGTTGTTCTCCTGTTGAAGTTGTGGTAACAGTGTTTGATCCATAATATCCATACGAACCAGTAGTCCGTGTTTCTGCTCCTCCACCACCGCCACCACCTCCACCACCACCTTCTTCATCTGGTGGTAAGCTGTTGATTGTGACAGTTGTTGTGTCAGTATCAGTTAAACCGCCACTATCTGTAATGCTTGCTGTTATAGTATGGACAGATGCTGACAGCAAAGATGTAGATATGGATGCTCCAGACCCTAAACTTCCATCTTGATCGGATGTCCACACAATTGAAGAAGAAATAGTACCATCTTCGGCATCAGTTGCTGTACCTGTTAAAGTTACAGTATCACCTGCAGTATATGTGCCTCCACCAGATGTAATAGTTACAACAGGATATGCATTTAATGTTGAATCAACCATTGCTGCTACCCACGTACATCTTGTGGCAACAGCCGTGTTTATCTTGGGACCAATTTGTACAGCATTTATACCACTTAACGTCCAAGCAGATGATGTATCAGGATCAGTAGCAAATACTTTATAAAGGTTTAAGTAGGATGAACCAACATCTACCCCAGATGTAGAGCTTTCAGTAGCTCCAGATTTAAGGGTTACAGCAGCGTTATTCGAAGAACCAGTGTTTCTTACTCTTACAATTGCTTTAAGAGCATTGAATGTACCAGAACCAGCTAAATTTGACATGTCAAAGTATGCTTTTGCTCCAGCAGTAGAAGAAGAAACATAAGTTGTGTCATCATCTGTGGTTGTTTCATCTACATCTGTATACGAACCAGTCCAGTTTGTTAGGCTTGCATCTCCAGATGGCAGGATCATATTCACGTGTCCTGCTCCTATGTAGCCAGAATCTGATATTGCAAAATCATCAAAATAGTAATCTATGGTTTGACTACTAATATCAACCCACTTGCCAAATAAAACGGTTGCTGTTGTTGCAGAGTTACAGTTGGCAGTACTTGAAGAACATTCGGGATTGCCATTCACTTTAACTGCCCAAGAAGCGTTAGATGTACCCGTCCCGCACATTACTTCAATTCTGTACCATGTATTTTGAGAAAGTACAGTGGCTCCATCTGTTTTAGTGCCTGCAAAATCACCAACTTTAATAGTGCCAGTGCTTGTTAAGGCCAAATATATCTTTACGGCACTAGATGGACCTTCAACAGTAAAGAAGGATTCAAAACCTGATGCTGGTTTTGTGGCATATCTAAAATAAAAACGACTATATGATGTTGTTATGTTGCCATTACCGATTCCGCCTACGGAATCAGGTATATAGGCTCTATAATTCGCCACAGATGAAGTGGTGGCATTTACTCTTAGAGAATAATTGCCACCTGTATTGACTACAGAAGATGATATAGTTGCCCCTGTAGCAGTATAGCCACCATTGCCTATTGACTTTGTTTCGTCAGCTATACCGCCAGATTCCCAGCCGATAACTTGTAATATGCCCATTGTCTATCCTTATTTTACACTAAATTATACGTGAAAAATAAGGAATCTACTGCAACCATTATTAAGTAATTGTTTCGTTTTCAATTAACCACTTTTTGTCTTGTTCTGTTAGGGGTCTATATGATTGTGGTAGTGCTGTAGTGCTTAATATTTCGTTTCTTTTATCTCCGCTTAGTACTCGTTGTGCTTCTTCGACTGTACAATACACCATACATATAAGTTGCCCCTTAGAAACGAACTTGGTTATTTCGGATGCTCCACTTTGTATGCCAGTGATTTCAATTTCTGGAAAAGCAAAAACTAGTTTATTAACCCAAACAGGCACTCCAGGTACACTATTTTGGAAAACGTAGAAATCTTTGTTATCTAGTTTTGAAATAATGTCCTGATAGGTTTCGGTAAGATTTTCGTAGAACAGTTCTTTTCTTGTGACTGTTTCAGAGCCAACTTTTTTGTAATCTACACCAATATACGGGGTATGAAAGAAGTCTTTCTGTTGTCCAACAAAAATAACTTCTTCTCTGATTGAATCTTTGATTGGAGCAGAAAAAGATGGCTTTGTTAGCACTGTTACGCCAAGTGCTGCACCAATAGATTTAAGAACGTTACGTCGATTCATATCAGTGTTCATGTTGTATCTCCTTTATTTTCAGCATTATACAATTCTACCAGAATACATCTGGCTAGTTTTTTACAGATTCCAAATTTGCATTCACCAACTTGGCAAATAATTTTATCACTATTTTGTATAACTTTCAACGATTTCCCTTCAATTATCCCTAGTTCTCTTAGTCTGTGACTTTGTTCATTTTTGTCAAGAGAACATATTTGAACAAGGTCACCACTGTTTGTTGTTGAAAGCGGTAGTTTATCTGCCATTATGCTAATATATGATATTGTGTTGAGAAAATCCTGTGTTTTTAGGACTGAAGAAATTTCTTTGCCGAAGATATCAGTTTTTTAAACAGTTCAATAGCATCTTCTTTTTCGTGGAAATGAAATTCTATTTTAGGGAAAACTAGTTTGGTGATTTGGTTTAAATCTTTTCCGGTTGAAAGTAGATATGCAATACTGATTGAAAATCCTTCCATTTCTTCTTCGTCATGGAAGAATCCGCGTTTATCAGTTTTTCTTTCTGGTACATTGGCTGTTCGGCATATAAAGTGATAAATCTCATGAAACAGAACTACGTCTAATTCTCCTTCTGATCCATCTAGTAGATTTGGAGACAATTCCATGACATGTGCATCTGTAAGTCCGTAATTCTCTTTAAGATCAACAAATTTTATGTCTAGGTTGTCAATTGCATTTGGATTTAATTTAAATTTTTTGCACAGCAAAGCATACACAGAAGATGACTTTATTTTATCTTTGAGAGAAGTGCATATTTCATTATTTGATTGAGCAGTCTTAAACCACATTATATTTTTTTCACAAATAGTAAATCAAATTCTGATTTTCTGATAACCTTTCTATCTCCAGAGCTATACAGTATGTCAACATTTCCAGTGATTCCTGGTTGTACTTCTATAACTACTCCATATTGTTTGGTTTTTTTATCCATAACTTTATCATTTGCTTTTAAGTTTTTTTCTATATTTGTGTCTAATGCAAATATCCCATCTCCAGATGAGTGAGCTGCAGCCTTCATAAGAGTTGAATTCATAGGTGTTATTTCTTCAATTAACTTATTTACTTCATTTACTAGATTTGGACAGTGTACAACAGCTTTAAATTTATCAGGTATTTTAATTGTGTCTTCGCTTATTAGCAACCCGCCTACTCGCATAAAACTTGACTTGTTTAGGTCTATTAGACTTTGTTCATCAAAAATGAGGTGTATGTCGTAATCATGTCGAAACAAAAAATGGGCTATTGGTTCAGTAACAAAGGTTACTGGATCACATAGGACATTGCTTACGACTTTATTTTCTAGTATATCTCGTAGATAAAGGTAGTTTATAGGCAACACAAACTTGTTCGTATTCATATCATGAGCAAAAAAATATTCTGCTCGTGATTCATATAATTCTTCTTCTTCCAGCCACTCACCAGACATAGATTTAAGAGATTCTACAGCTCTAACAAGCAACTTGGATTCGAAGCTTGTTAACCACGATCCTTCGAATTTGTAGCATGCATTAAATAGTGCTTTTTCCAAAGGATCTTGCGGATTGTAAACAGCAATAGCACCTTTAAACATTTTTGCTCCTACGACATGAATTACAGCCACCACTAGATTGTCTAGGAGCTATATTTTTGATTGTGTTTATGTTATTTAATTTTTGAACTGCTGCTGGTGGTTCTGGTAACTTGACAACACCTTTTTCGTTAACTGTTGGTTGTATTGTTTGTGACGGTGTTGCTTTCGTTTGCCGTTTCTGTCGCAATACTTTGATCTGATCCTGAAATGTTTTCTGGTCCATTTTCTTTCCTTGGAAATAAATAAAATTGTTTCATATATTGATTGTTCGGCTTACTGGACCTGCTGCGTTTGATCTTGTGTGGATGCAGCTTCTTATAGCAAACTGGTCCTATATTTCTATTTACACTATCTTTAGAAACAATAGTTCTTCCACAAACAGCACATTTTTCAGGTACTAAGCTCAAATTCTTTTACCATCCCTATTAGGATGTTTTTTACGTTAGGATCGGTATTGCTATTTAGTTTAGCAGCAAAGGTGTCTCTTACTTTAGATACGAACCCTCTTACCAGATCAATGCCATCTTCTTCTTGTTTTAATAGTGATAATACATTTTGTATTTCACGAGCAAATTTAAGCAAAAGATCATCTATTTTTGTTTGAGATGTAAGTGAATTTAATTCCATAGAAGCATATTTAAGAAATTTGCTATCCAAGATTGCTAATTGCATTTCTAAACGTTTTACTCGTGACATTTTGACGTTCATGGCAGACTGCAATCGTTCTACATATGCTCGTGTACGTATCCAGTGTTCTGTTGCCATATAGTGGCCATCTATGTGAGATCTTACATTTGGTACGTTAAAGTCATATCCTTTGGAATTGATGAATTCCATGACTCTAGTAAAACTTTTACACTGTTCGAAAAGATTGTGAGCTTCTTCCTTAAGATCATCTGGAAGTTTGCAAAATTTACATCTGACATCAACAATGACATCGCTTTCTTGAACTATTACTGGTTTATACAGTTCTGCTATTGAATCTGCTTTAACCAGATCAGTGATTTGCTTTATATCTTCTTCTTCCTTATTCTTCATTTTCATCCTCTTCTATTCTTAGCTTTCTTTCTTCTTTTGCTAGTTTTAGTTCTATTAGTTTCATTGTGTCTTTTAATATATCTGCTACTTTGTGTGGAGCATCTAAGGAAATATTTTGATTGTTTTCGCCTTTTATTGCTGCTTGAAGACGATTATATATATTCTTGTGACTTTTTACAAATCGGTCATCTAATATTTTCTTAAGCTGATTATATGTGCCACCTTGAACCATATAAACTTGCTTACTCAAAACCTTTAGTTTATCATGCAGTTCTTCAAACTGTTTGATTGATTTTTTTAAAAGGTTTTTGTCGGCAGATTTAAACCACATTAATTAAACACACTTTCTGAAGGTTTTGGAAAACAGTTTATGTTGTTCAAAGAATGTAAGCGAATAATCTACTGCCATTCCTGAAAGCCACATAACAATCTTTTTTTCTGCAAAACTTTCAATCCCTACCGGAACCCACTTCACCAATCTCGGATCCCAGAGACAATATACAAAGTATGTTAATTCTTGACCAAACTTCACTTTGAGGTCATGTGCTTTTGTTGCTTCAGTACCAGCAGGCACAATTTTATCTTGAAGGTCGTGTACTATTTGTGATACTTCTCCAGCAATCCCTAATACAAATTTGAATGAAGAAACCACTTGTCCTGTAGACAGTTTCCAGTTGGCAAAATTGGTCTTGAGACGAGTAACAATATCCATTATCTGCGGGACGTAATCTTTGATAACATCTGTAAATGTATCAGTTGTGTCATTCCCGCCTAATTGTACATTCAGACTTGATTCTATATCTTTTAGTCTGTTGACAACACTGCCACGTAAATCGTCAAGAGTCTGTCCTTTTAGATATTGATCCAAAAATGACATTATTGTGTCTCCTTAATACTAGAATACTCTTTAATTAAACCTGCCAAATCTTTAGGATTCATATCCTTTGTTAAACCTTTTGATAGGGCAATATTTCCCCTTTTCAGGTAGTCAAGTCGGTCAATTAAAGATTGTGCTTTTTGAATTTGTACTGGATCTGTTAAATTTGCCATATCTACTTTGATTGCAGATGTTAGTGAATCTGTTGTTTCGGTTTGTACGCTGGCAATATCTATAGATAGAGCAACCAGTTCTTTGCTTACGCATCCACTATTCAGTTGAAGCAAAAGAAAAGTTGATATTAAAATTTTTGCTAACATTGTAAAATTTTTCATTTCTTTTTACCAATACAAGACATTCTTGCTCTGCCTTCTTATGATGGATATACTCTTTCCCTGTAAATTTTCCTTCTACTGTTACGCATCCAACGGTGTCTGGATATTGAAAATACTGTTTTAAGGCTTTACCTTCTGTTTTGCACATACAAGCTGCTTTATTGATTGCATATGAATTTTGAGCTACATTTTTGGTGATGTAGCCGTTAAGTGCTTCTCCTATAACGTCTACGATCTCTTCATCGGCCTGTCCAATATAGTCTACTAGACCAGGATAGTTGGCTAATGCAGTTTTTTGATTTTCTGTTAATTCAAATTCTTGTGTTGTTTTTGGTTCATCCGTGTTGACAGAAGGTGTATTAACAGAAGCAGTTTTAGAAAGTTTTTCTAAAAATGAATTTTCGAAAGATTCTTCTCCACCTTCTAGCATTGAAAATCCTTCTGGTTCTAATTCGTTTGAGTTTTTAGAAGGTAAACTGGTAAAGGTTTTTTTCTGCCCTGTAACAGCTTGGAAAAAATTATCAAGATTGCCTATTTGATAATTTGCATCTTCAAATTCTTTTTTGGCCTGTGCGTAACTTACATCATCATTGTTGCTCATTAGATACCTCCAACATTGGCTGGTTCTCCCAGTCTTTTAATGTAAATATATGAATCTTTGGCTCCCAGACCATTCTTTTCTTGCCCCTGACAGGATGGATTTTTCTCCATGCGAATAACCAGAGTTCTCCGTTGCATTCCACCCATTTTTTTGCTCTTGGCTCTGCTATTATCTTTTTATATCTTGCAGAAAAACTAGAGCCTGCACAAGCTTGTATTCCAACAATCTTGTTGTCTGTTAAAACAAGAATGTCTAGAACTCCGAAAATGTCAATTCTTCTATGAGAGTAATTACACCATCTTTCGCATACTTGACAGATGTATTCTTTGTCGCGGCAATATTTTAAAGTTCGTTGAGTTGGTGACACACTTAATTATACAAAAAAAACATAATTCTCCTTGCCCAGAGTATTAGAAAAACCTTATGAACAAGGTTCTAAAAGGAAAAGAAATGAACAAGAAACTGCTGGTGGCGAAAGAAAAATTAACCTATCTGCTCAAACAGTTTAAGCTTTTTCCTCGCAAGATTTGGTCTGCTGTTAAAGCCTTTATTAAAAACTCAAAAGAATCGGATATAAGAAAGGCTTTCTTTGTAGGTGTTAAGTATGATATTTACCAATCTGCTGTACGTCATCAAGTTGTTTACTTCTTGTTTGCTGCTATATCTCTGATATGGAAAATTAACTTTGCAGCAGCTTTTTTCACCTTTGCCAGCATCAATCTGGTTGGGCATATAATCAGCGGAATGTTTGCTGTTTATCAATTTTTGGAATTAAAAAACAAAGCAGTTTCTGAAAATGATGGAGCAGCTTTAACTCAAATGCTCCAAAAAGTTGTATCCAATATAAAAAGCGAAAACGTAAACGAATACGAAAACATTCATACAACAAGCCAGCCCGAAGACGGAACTCCAGATAAGATTGAAAAAAAGAAGAAAACCGCAAAGAAGGGATTGGAATACAAACTGAAAGATGGTCAATTCCCAGAAGCAAAAGCTGATTCAAAAGAGAAACCTGAACTAGCTCAAGTAGAACTTATGGGGGGACCACTTGATGGTCATGTTATAAACATCCCGTCAGAAGTATATACAGAAATGGAAAAAGAATCGTCTGATTTGTTAATCAAGGTTGACAAGATTGGTGCTGATGGCAAGCCTCTTGACGCTCCCTGCAATTATGTGTTAGACGCAAAATCGAAGAAAGCGAAATATCAATCAGCTTCTTAATCCACGAGTTTTGGGAATAGATGAGTTCCACGACAATGTTGTTGGAAAGAACTTTCTTTCAGTTGTAATTGATGGTCCATATCCGATGGCAACATTGAATATGAAGAATTGCTCATTAGGTGGAAATACTGCTGCCAACACCACTAATCTGTACGAAGTTGGCATGCTATTAACCAATGGTAATTCAGCAATTGTACTGGTAGCGAATACAATCATGAATGATTTTGATTGTGCACAGCCAGTACCAAGTGCCTATAGCTTCACTTTGCGAAACTGTTTTGTATATAACGCTTTGTCAGGAAGTTGGACCGGAACGCAAACCGGGACAATTACTGGAGTTGATCCTATGTACGATTTTGCTCCGGCTCTCTCTGACTTAAATATTGAGGGTGATAGCCCAATGAAAAATGCGGGCGATGATTCGTACATCGGCGGCTCTTTTGATTATTTGGGAAATACCAGAAGTGTTGGTAGTCACGTTGATATCGGAGCATATGAAATACCGTAATCATTCTTATTAAAGAATGATTCTAAAGACCATCACATTCGTGGTGGTCTTTTTTTAGTTCTAATATTTGCCCTAAAATGGCATCAACTTGCTCTTGGCTTATAAATTCTGGATTGTATCCAAAAACATAAATTCGTGTGCCTGTATCTTTCAAAAAGAAGTGAACTTCTGCTTGGTTTTCTGAGGATGCCCAATGTTCCACAAATAATTCCATTACAACTCCAAAGTGGATATTTTGTTTAACCAGCTTTTTCTAGCTGAATAAAAGCGGTATTTTCCTGATGGTTTGCCTTTTTCAAGAGCATCTATAATGTATAGAAACTGCTCTATTAGCAACTTTGCTTTACGATACTGATAGCTTTCTGGTTTGAAGGATGCACTAACTTCCTGAAAGCGATTTCTAGCCTGTTCTAGCTGATTTTGTGCCCACGGTATAAACTGCCTCCCGTTTTCTCCTAAAGCGGCTATAGCAGCTCCTAATCGCTCCACATTGATGTTGCTATAGTCCTGCCCAAGTCCGTCGCTATACCAACCATTATCTATTAGCCATTGATAAAACCGTTGTACATTGGGTGTGTCCGTATCAGTAAAATAAAACAAACTTACTACATCTGCGAAAATTCTGGTCAATGATTGTTTTCTTAGTTGAGCTTTTATGGAAGGATCTACTTTGAAATCTTTAAGGTTTGAACAAAATTGTATGAGTTGAGAGCATATGTCATCGGGCAAAGGTGTTGCTTTTTGAGTTCCTTCTCTGTCTTTTTCGTACAATAATTGAAGTGGAGTAATAACTGATTCATTAAACGACATACCAAAATACAATTCTATGCTATCCAACATATGGGCTTGCTCTGGAATGGAGCTAGACATGCGAAAGTGAGATATCGTCTCCTTTAATCTATCATTATAAAAATTTCTTGGATTTTGGATGAAATTAGATGCTTGATTTAAATATTGTTGTCTAACTTGTTGCTTTTTAATGCTGTCGTCTGGTAGTTTAATAATATAGTTGAGATATCTTTGTTCACCCATATCTTGGTAGTCTTCTTCAGTAAAAAGCTCTGGATATTTTTTTATTAATTTATTCCAAAGATCTCTGTCGTTGCTTCTTCGATATTTGTCCACAAATTCATTGAATAAACCCTTAATTTCTTCTATTATTTCAATTGGAAAAACACCTTTATCTGCGTTTAGAATTACCTCTATTGCTTGGTTTTGCATATCTCTGGTAAAATTCTTTTCATGTTTACTAATTTCAAAACGCGGGTAAACCCATTCTCCGTTTTCATCTTGCTCAGTCCAAGGTTCTCCAACTGATTCTCTAACCGTTTCATCATCATAACTATAATTCATTTTTTTTGCAAAATCATTGGCTTCTTCTTCAGTTTTAAATTTCCATTCGTCTTGCCTGGTTTCTTCACCGTCTTCATACATGTCACTAGCATATTCTGCTAACTCATCTGTAACAGTCCATTCTGTGTGTATTAGTGGTTCTTCTTGTCTTAGCCACTTCAATATATCCTGTTTATCTTTGTCCGTATTAAGAGATGGAGCTACTAGCATGTTTTTTGGAAAAGTATCTGACCACTGGCCACCTTCTCGTTTATAATATCCTGCAGTAATAGTACCTTGTTTACTATTGATCCAGTTTTGAACTGTTTCTTTGAAGCCTTTTACTTCGTTTCCGTATACACTCTGTTCTGGAATGGCAACAGAATCTCCATTTCTGTTGGAAAATCGTTTAATAGCAATACGAGCTAGTGGTTTTTCTATTTCTTTATCATTTCCTCTTATAAGGTATGCTATTAAGCCACCTTCTTTAATTTCACAGTAAACATCTGTATGGTGTGCTCCTTTTTCAAGTTCCATACAAGATGTCCAATCTCTATTGGTTGACATGTATGCAATATCATAAGGATTTTGGGATATGACTACCATCAAGCTGTTGGCATTTTTGTTCGCTCTTGAAGGAGAATTAACAAATGTGTTTAGGAGATCATCGTAGTATTCATTGACTCTTTTAACATCTCTTTCGATGTCATAAAGTTCACCAGATTGTAATTTGGTTTGTAATTCGTTGAGATCTCGTTTTTTAGATTGTTCTATAAGTTTAGTGATGCGGAAAACTCGTTTCCCACATTGGCAGTGGCCGTTTCGATAATCAGTGATTTGACAGTTTTCGGAGGAAACAAAATCCTGAATATCGGGATCAACTTCTTGTGGGGCTTCCAATGGGATGTATTCACGATCCCCCTGCGTAAACCACTTCGCAAAAGGACGTGGATTCATCCTTGAAAGAGAATCTATGTGTGGGTCTTGTTGGTATTTGGCTAGTTTTCTAAGCCAATTCATCCAATAATATGCGAATTATTAGGATGAAATCCTACATCCGAATATCTTATAAGTCTATAGCGGCTTATTTTAGCCAGTTCATTAGCGGTTCTTTGAGCCAGTGTTAACGTAATGAAGCCATAATTAGGAAAGTTTTCTATTACTCCACAGCCACAGTTTTGAAAAAGATTTACTGCATCTTCAACATCCAAAACTCGACCATTCAAGTAATTATTTACACTTCTAATTGATGGCGGCAAATCTTTTGCGTTGATTGGATCAAAAAACCGTTGCTCGTTCATTTTACTTCATAAGCGGTATTTGCATTCCGCCTATTTCTCCACTTAGAATGTACCTGTCTTTTCGTTTGGCGTCCTGCCGCCGTCCTTTTTTCATGATCTGCTTAAATTGATCTGGGAGACACATATAGATTGTCATAATGGCAGAGGGTTTGTCTTTATAATAGTCAACAGAGTTTGTATCAGTGATTATTTGTTGTTGAATACGCCCACCAGCTCCCATAGCTGCCTTGTCGAAATCCTCTCTTAAATCAGATGCATCCTCCTCAAGTGAATTAAGATCAGACTGAATAGCATTACAAAAAGAAGTGCTGCCGATTGTATCTCCCGAAGATCTTAATATGTTTTTAAGACGAATGTTTTGTGTGCCATATGGGTAATTTCCATTCCAGTAGTTTAGGTCAGGATAATGATGAATGTGTTGGATTTGTGGAATTACTTGTTGTTGTCGTGGGTTGACTGGCTCAAAGAATGCAAAACCTAAAGCATGCGAACCTCTCATGTGCTTTGGCAGGACGTAATCTTCTACTGCCAAACCAATACCTTGCTTGGTTATTCTGAATTGATACACTTTTCCATCTTTTGCGTATCCATCTAGCCATAGTTGTCGTGGCATAACAAGATAATTTTGTTTTGGATCTTTTGCAAGACCAGCTTCTAAGTTGGCAGGTTCACCTGTGATTGGATTGATTCTTTGAACTGCGGGCAGTATCGCGTATTCATTCATGCCGTTTCTAAAGTCAAACCATAAAGCTTCTTCTTCGTGTACTTCAATAAAAACCCCATCGTTAGACCATTCTTCTGGACAGAAATAATCAGCCACCTTGAATTCACTGAAACACCCAAGATGTGGTGGTAATGTGTGACTGTTGTCATCAACTTCGATTTTGCAAGTTTTTACAACGTCTACTTTGAAATTATTTTGAATCATTTGAAAATCCTTATATTGCGTTTTTTGGCAAACACAGAAAACGTGGAACATTTTTCATTTGTTCGAGCAAAGGAAACAACTCCTCTTCTCGAAAACACAAATCGCCGCATTTAGCAAGGTGGTCAAGATCAGGACCAGAATACACTGATACCCAATAATGACCACCTTGCTTTTCATAAATCCATTTCTGACAAAGTTTCATTTTTGTCTTACCTTCAGTTTGTTAATGTCGTAAAACTGAGAGCAGAATACCAACATGTTTTCAATTACATGTGGTTCTAAGTAAATCATATGAGTGGAATCATCTCGGGCAGTTTTTAGAATGACGGATAAACCATCAAATTCTGCGTAGACACCATCACCAAGGTAAGACTCTGTTTCCATTAAATGAATCCTTTATCCTTAGAAACGTTGGAGGTCGCTTGAGAATCGGAATGAGCAACCTTCAATGAAGGAAGTCTTCCCAATTCTTTTAGATCATCGTAGATAGAAGCTGCCTCAGAATAGTTTTCATACATATATTCAAAACCCTTCTTGGCATCTTCACTTAACTGCTTCATTTGCATTTTTGAGAGTTTTGATGTTTCTACTTCTCTGACGTAGATTCTTACCATTACTCTTGCTTCGTATGAAACACCTTTCCAATCAGTGTTGCTTTCTGCACAGAAATCGTCAATCAGAATTTTTCCTTGATAAATGGGTGACTCATCCATAGGCTTAACATTGAATTCTTTGCCGGGAATATAGACTTTGACAGTCCGGTTGCCAACTCGATGTTTTGAGGTGGTTGGCATTCCCTTGGCAGCTATTCTGAGAAGTTTTGTAGATTCAGTCACGTTAACTGTTCCGTCTGCATTGAGTACAATACAGGGACGACCACGTGATAATCTGGCGAGTCGATCAATTACTTCTGGTCTGCCGGTATCGTACAGACTTAAAAGCTCCTGATCTGTCATTGATTCAACAGACTTGTTTGTGTCTATTACTTGTTTGACAAGTTTTAGTAAGTCTGTTTCTGTGCCACCAGGAAGAGTTTCTTTTGGCACTTCAGTGTCAGTTTTTCCCCGAAGATGAGGAATTCCAAATCGGACTCTGGCAATAGGAACTTTGTGGTCGTCTACAAATTTCCTAAAAAGATCGGGAACAGTTACAACCTGATCGTTATCGAGCATTTCGATACAATCATCTGAATCGCCATCAACTCCTAATTCGTTAAGAATTTTGATGACATCATCCACGGGAACTTTGGATGCTTTTGAAAACAGATTTACTCTGAGTTCAAACTCTTCTTTAGTTGTGGATGGAACGGGGGTGTGTTCAGACATGATTTTCTCCTTATCACAAAAACACACTCTACCATTTTAATGTGCTGGTAGGTAGCACAATTCGATAGTACATACAATACTATCTATAGCGGAATTCGGACTTGAACCGAAAGTATAGCCGTATGAAGGCTATGTGTTGCCAATTACACTATTCCGCATCACTACTATTATACCTCATACTGCAAAATAAAGCAAATATCCTGTTAACTTTTTTTTATAGTTACTCGTCTTGTTCGGAGAAACCAGACTCTTTTAGTATTTGAAAAAACAAATTCCAGTCTGGATTTTTCCATTCTCTTGCTTTCAAATCCTTGTCAATATGAATAAGAGAAGTATCTTTTGTTTCTGGATCGTAATGAATACTTATGCGACCTTCTCCAATTTTTCCTATTATAAGGGCATTAAAAATTTTTGAGTCCTCATCTGGGACTGACAAAAATAAGTTCATAGCTGTTCTCTTTGCGTTATTTTTTTTAATGTCAAGACAACACTTTCATACCCATCGTTGTCTTCTTGAATCTCGATGGTTGCTTCTCCGTTCAAACAATCTTTGTTCACTAGTTGTGAATCGGAAGTTTTTAAGTGCTCAATTATTATTCTTTTAACTTCCGAGAGAGATAATCGGATTTCTTGTTCTTTTAGTTCAGAATATCTGTTTGTGACTGTCATGCTTGCTCTATTATTCATTTCGTCTCAAAACCTTCTAGTAAACCCAAATCTCTAAGTTCTTGTTTCAGTCTCAACCTTACTGACGGCGGAATTAGTTTGCTCTGATTTAACTGTCCTTTCAACCATTCTAAGAAATCTGCTCTTTCATAGGAATCAATATTTTCTTTTAATATCAACGCTGTAGGCATCGTCATCCAGAAATTGTGAGCAACTTTTTGTCCACCCGGAGTATAGTATCTAATACTTCCTTCGATTTGTTGTTTTAGCCAGTTTATAAAAATAGTTTCATTTTCCAAGTTACCACCATAAATTCAAAAACCAAGTTGATAAAAGCGTTAAACTGTGTTGTGCATTCTTTTTGATTTCGTTTTTATTTTCAACTTTTACTAGGGCATCTAAGGTCACCCACCAGCTAGTTAGTCCGTTAATTACACTATCAAGCATTTCGCACCAACTCTCAAACGTTTTGTATTCTGAGTCGCTGGGCCAACCATTATTAAGTTTTCTAAACATTCTTAATCTTGGTATGAGAACGGAAAGTAATTCTTTCTGTATATTAACTGGAAATTTTAGGAAATTTTTAGAAAATTGGTTGAGTCCTATTTTTACTTGTTCAAATTGTTCATTATTTAAATCCCACGCTCCCTTTTTAAGCAGCTTAAAAGATAAGAGGATTTTATTGTTTAATTTCAGTTTCTCTATTATGGGCACAAAAAGAATCGCCAAAGTATGGTCTAATGACCAAGTGTCTCTTGAATCAAACCCGTGTTCTTTTCTTTCTTGTTCCCACAGTCTTTCTCTGTGATCTTTTGTTTCTTTCTCTTTCGATGCTTTCATTATAAAGATTTCCTCTTATGGTGTTGCTAATAAAACTGTCTATGATGCGTCTGAACGAAAACGGAGTTAGTCCTTTGATAGAAAGTTGTTTTTCTATAGCTAACCACAAACTATCTGTTCTCATGTGGAGAGCTAATGATATTCCTTCCATTTTTCGTTTTTTCATATTTTTACTGCTATGTTAAACATCGTACAGACCGAAGTCTGGATCAATTCCTGCTTTTATGAGAGAATTAATATTAAAATATGTACCCAAAGACCACTGTTCCCATGTAATCTTAATTACATAGTTCTGAAATTGCCAAAGTTGTACTATACTTAAGCGAAGGCTGGTTTTTAGGGGTGACATTTTTGCCTCTATATTACATAAATTCTTTTAACTGGTCTGCAAGCTCTTGTGTTTGAGATTTGACGTAGTTAATATCTCTATAAACTTCTTTTCCCATAGTCATCTGGGTAAATTGCAGCATATATGGAGCGAGATCAAGATAATGGGCACAATCAAAACCAAAATACCAATATTCTTTGTTTTCGTGTAGGTGTCCAGAAAAAGTTATTCCACCATGTACATTAAATATTAATTCTGGACTGTATATTGTTGCTAATTGGAAATTAGAATTTGCAACTCGTTTAATTGCTCTATTTTCAGAACCGTAATCTACGCCATAAAGAATATGTTCTTTTGGTACGCCAGCATAACCACAAAAGGAACCGAAGTGGTTTCTTCTGATGTCACATGGAAAACCAGAATACTCCCACTCTAGTTTGTCAGGTTCATCATCCCAAGGACCGTGTAATTCAATGCCGTTGTAAAGAAATACGCTCATTTTGTCAGTCCATTAGTTTTTTGATGTCGTAAATTTTGACGCCAAGCACTTCATCTTCTTTGGAAAGATTGAGAGCTATCTGATGATTTATCCACTTAGTATATTCTTGTCCATCTGAACTTAGAACAATTTCCATTATATCATTTTCTTTATCGTAATAAACGTTTGGCTTCCAAGGAGGTTTTTCAAGCTTGGATATTTCGTCCATTGCCTCGATTAAATTGTCTTTGGTTTCTAAAATTTCTCTAGTCTTACTTACGTATCCTTCGTTATCAAATTTGTCGTTTTCCTTTTTCCATTCGGCATAATTGAAATCTTGCCATCTATCGGACATATAGTCTCCCAAAAGTTGTTTTTATGTGTACTGGGCGTCAGCTTTTAAATAAATTAAGCGGATTAGCTGCCCATATTAGTATTTTCAAATGGCTAATTTCGTTACTGTAAACTGAAGCCGTCTTTAAAGCTGGCTTGTTCTTAATCTTCCGTACCAGATTTACAATTATAACTATCAACTCGGAAATAGTAAGAGCGGCACCAGTAATTATCGTGCGTTTATCCGTCAGGAACGTTAGTATCTCTGTCAGAATGTCCATTATGAACTCCTTTCTATGAACACAATTATACAATGAACGGTTTTAATGAATGGTTAATCTTAATAGGCATAATGTTGGAATGGGGGTATAATGTGTGCTCCAGGCCATAGGGGTCTGTATTCAAGTCAATAGGGACTTGATAGAGTTGGAGAAATGAATGAAGAAGGCAATTTTTGTAACTGCGGTCAGTTGTCTGTTTTTGCTTCCTGCGGGTTGTCTTGACACACTGACCACTGTTGGTTCTCTTGCTGCAGCAGGTAATTTCGTAAAGAGTCTGCTTGCTTTAGTCAATTTGCCAACAGCCTGATTTCGTAATTTGTAAATTTGTAACATTAAACGCTCTCAGATGGATTTGAGAGCGTTTTTTGTTCTATTTGTTAGCCCAGCGGCTATCGTAATATTTATTGCCGAAAACAAAGAGAATTAAGATGCCAGAAGACACAGAAACAGAAGAAGCAGCAAAAACGTCCTTTTTGAATGCTCTCCGACTTGGAATGGCTACGCCCAACGATGGATTGGCTGGTTACGTAAAAACTCATACAGATCGTGGTGAGTGTCGTTGTGGCAAGTGTTCTGACCATGAGATTTTTGACTATCCTGTAAAACCTGATCCTGTTGGTCATACAGTAGATATGATTTTCTTTCCTGTCTCAGCAATAAACAATCCAACTGCAGAAGAATTTATTAACCTGACAAAGAGTCACAAGGGAGAGTTCGGTGAGGTAAATCCCTTGGATGGAAAAGAGCACAACTATATGGAACTTGGTGGTTGGCTCGGAGATCAGGGATTAGCCTTGATGTACATGGCTTTGGGCAGCTTGCTTGGAGTCTTTAGTTTGTTAACTCCCAAAACTGTTCTTCCTCCGGGTTTGCCAGAAGAACTAATAATGAATATGGCTGGCTCTGGTTTTGTTTCAATAATTAAGAAAAAGGAAGCATGATGAAAATATCCGAGAAGTACATCGTTAATGGCAATAAGGTAGTATCTAAACCTGGATGTTGGGAAATAAACAACGTTGATATTTTCCAAGTCGATGAAAACGGAAATAAGACAAAAATAGGAGAGTATATAAGACAGTATCCTTCTATGTTTAATACTTTTGTGCCTTTTACACAAAATGGCAAAGAGTATGCTCTTTATTCTGATGACTATACCTGCACAAAGGTAATGGAATTGCCATCCTGCAAACAAATTGCGGGCGAAACGCCTAACGAATTTGGGTTTTGTCCAGTAGACTTCTTTGTGCCTGAAGAAGATGAAAAAGTTGGTTTAAAAGGCCGCTTTGGTTTTGTGGCAGGATGTGTTTGGGGAGATGATAGTTCTTGGAAAATACAATATTTGGATTTATCCAAAATATCAGAAGGTAAATTACGAAGAGAAAATAGATTTGGATATATAGAATTGCCAGGCAATTTAAGTTTAAGTGGGGCGATTGATATGAGTGATTTTTATTGCCCTAATGATAACGAGGATGATGACTATGCCTATGTTAATATCGCTTGTGGGTCCAGACATAGTGTTGCTCTTATAAAAGAAGAAGTTCCTGCACTTCTTTATAAGGATAGGGTTTTAACAAAAGAAGAAATGAATACACTTCTTTCTGCTTTGAGACCACAAGTAGTTGAAGGAAAATTTATAGGTGAGTCATTTTTAAGATATCTTAATCTTGTAAAAGATGGAAAGCTTACGCTGGATCAGATAATTAAATATTTGACAGGTCGTGCTGATAACTTAAGAAAACTTTCTGACGAAGTTTTAAAAGTAATTGATGGGAAAAATGAATAGTTTATCACAAACAATTTGGCAGAATGGTCTACAACACTCACATGTTAAGAATAGTCAAATTATAAGCTTACTCGGAAGTTCAATAATAGTGTTTAGACCAATTCAAGCTAGGAGAATAATAAGGTCATTTTTAGAGGTGAGGTTTTTTCTTTCTTTTTTTCCTCCTGATGACAGATAGACTACTCTCTGTTATTGCCTGTAGATGTATTCCCCAATTTGGCTTTGTGTAAACCTTAAACATTGGATTGTTTATTTTTGGACAATTGTACTCCTCTTCAAGCTGGACTAACTCCAACCATATTAAATCGCCGTAAAGACTGTTCATTATTGTTTACCCAATAGATGCTTTTGTTACCAAGTCGTTGACAATATGCAAATTAATTCTATCTGGCCGAAATTCGCATGTGCCCATATATTGTTCTCCATCTTTGCTTGTAATTCGGTATGTCATATCTGCCAAAACAATCACTTTCTTTGCAACAGAAAAACTTTTACCTGTGAGTTTTGCTACTTCTTCTTCAGTTAGCATGTTTTTCCTTTTCTCTTACGAGACTACGATACAAAAAATCCAAAATTCTTCTTCTTGGTGCTTTTATTGTGAGTATATTCAAAGCTTTTGTAAATACGGTTATGTCAGCCGCCTGTGAAATCGCTTCGCATAGAATTGATATATCTGGTTTTACTATCAAAACCGGATTCATTATTACTATAAAAAAATGTTCTTATCTGGGAGCCCAGGACTAAATTTCTTGTTTTTGGTTGTATGTCGAAACAAGAAGAATTAGTTCCTTTTTATGACAGCAAAACAAATTCAATTATTAACATCCCATCTTCAGAATTAGCTCCGGGATGTTGCTTAATTCAGTTGGCTGACCATCCCGGTCAACCTGTTGTTTGGGCAGAATCTGAGTTTATCAAGATTGGCAAAGAACCCGTTCATCCACCTTTTAGTGAAGAATTGCGTAAATATATCCGCTATATTCACGAGTCATTGGACCCTGTTTATTCAATGTCGTTTGAAGAGTGGGAAATGGGTTTCAGAAAAGACATGAATCCCACTACAGAAATAGCATCGTGGATATATGCGGTAGATGTTTTTAACCAGCTTACCAAAAACGAAAAAGACATAACCAAAAAACGGCATATCTTTTTTGTACTGGTGGCATGTATGAATTCAAATAAAGAAAATGTTCATCACGTAATTGATAAGAATGTTAATTTATCCAACGAAGAAATAGAAACAATAATTAATACCTATTATAGCGATTAGGGGTTTTCAACTGGGATAAAATACATCTCTTGTAGACTTTTCCCAGTGTGGAATAGTAGAATACTTTGTAGCAATTTCGGAATATTCTTTTCGTCCGACTATTTCTATGGGTATATCTGGATACTGTTCTTCCATTAACATCAATTTAAATTTGTCTCTTTCACACCTGGTACAATTGCATGTCCACCTATTTGCTTCGTTTGCATGTCCTTTTATTTCAATATAGTGGTCTGTAAAAAAGTCGGGAGTATATACGCATATTATCTCTCCATTTTCGTCGTAGAATGGAAATTTTTTATGCTCGTACTCCCATATTATTCCCTCGAAAGTTAATGCTCTTGCAAAATTTGCTTCCCACTTACTTCTGAAATACTTATTTAAGTCCTCTCTGTATGCTGAACGGGATTGGGGGATTTTCATTCCGTCTGCATATCTTTTTTTTAGTGTTTGGCTGATTTTTAATTTTATTTCCGCAGTGAAATGTACCTTGTTCCATTCTTTTATTTTTTGAGACATCGCTTGCAGACGTTCGTCATCAAATTTGGTTAAATTTTTGTTCCAAGGTTTTCTCCCTAACCCTGATAAGCCAATTTTTGCTCTAGTTTCTTCAGAAACTGAGTGCCCCTTAAGACTGGCAGCAATTTTATCTTTAACTTCTTGTGGAGTTTTTTGCCCTGTTTTTCCTTGATTTGGGTTGTTTTTCCAACTGGCTTTTATTTTTTCGGACAACTTTTTGCATACTTCGGGTGTATGTGTTTTTCCTGTCATTTTTTGCCTGTGAGTACTTCTAGTTTCAAAAGAAGTAGTTTCGGCGTCAGGGAACATTTTTACATACTCTTCGAAGGTGATATTGTGCTGGTTTAAGTGTCTTTTGCGTATTGCTTTAAACGATTTTTTACATATACAACATGTTATTAGCATATATTAATATACGATCACTATTTAAATATTGCCCTGAGCCAACGAGAATTATGAGTTTTAATTTTATTCGTAAAAAGATTTTCTGTCGATGGCACTTCTATGTCATATGTCATAACTGGTTTTGCTGATGCAATGGTAGCAACTTTGTTCATGATTATCCTGTTGTTTTCAATAACGGTGAAATAATCGCCTTTTTGAACATGTTTTGCTAGTGTTTCTTTGTTGTCTACGAACATGATATGATCTTCTGAAACATCTACACTGTATCCATTTTCTGTAGTTATTTTTAATAGTGGTTTTATTCCCGATTTCCAGATTTTAGATACTACTTCAAAAGTAAGTTCGTTATTATTTTCTGAAAGCACTTTTATCTGATGACCATTTTTAAATAATGTATATACATTTTCAATTATGTCTTCTAAAACAATGTCATTTTCTTTGTAAATAACAGAAGTGTAACGACTTAGGCACCGGCCTCCAGGAATTGCCATTTCGGGAGCAACTATAGCCTTCATCAATCCTTGGAAGCTTCCGAATTTCTTTTGTTCTAGTAGGTTTTTTAATTCATCTTCATAGTTTCTTTTTAGATCTTGCAGGTTTGAAATCATACTGTCTGGATCAGCAAAAACAAGTCTTGGTTGTTGTGTAATCAGATCCATTAATATAGTTCGAATGGCGTCTACTGCTGCTCCCCAACTTCCTACGTATTGCCACGTAAATGGCAGTGTGCCTACTCCATAGGTCGTAAAAGGCGGGTAGAGATTAACTCTGTTTATTCCAGAAAATATGAAAGTATCTAATACTTGGTCATCAAACCATCTAAAGTTGTAATCACATTGTATTACATCGCTAGATTCTTGTGCTTGATCAAAGTATATTTTTCCATTTAACCAGTCGGTGGTAAAGCCATCTGTACTTTCGTCTAACAAATTGTTGTTTCTATACAATCTAATTCCTGCTGGTTGATTCCATTTGCCAAAAGTAAACTTGGCAATGGTTCTGTCCTTATTCATTTCAGCTTGTTCTGTTTTAACTGGAATGTTTTGGACACTACCCAGTAATGCTTCTAAATAGGCTCTCATTTGAGAAAGTTGCGTTGTACCTGTAACGGAAACTGTTCCGGCTGGAACGACGATAAAGGTCTCATCTACTGTTTTTATTACTTCTCCACCTGTTGTGCTTGCAACGAATGTATAAGTCATTGTATAAACGCCAGTTACATCATCTGTGTTAATGGAAAAATCTACAACATATTCTCCTGTGGTCATTTTTTCTGGAATGATTGAGGTTTCGTCTCCAACAGTTACGAGGTCTCCGTTTGGATCATAAAACTGTATTGTAATTGATGTGGGGTCATAAGGAACGCCAGTAATATCTGTGAAATTTAACAGAAATGTGCCGGTTGCTCCAGCTACAAACGATCCTCTTGATCTTACTGTATCTCGCCCTGTCCCAGATATTAAACCCATTGACATTACCCAATTAGCAGTATTGCTATTTATTATTGTCAAAAAACGGTTCTTTTCCTTTGGTGTTCCATGATTGAAAATGCTTATACAAAAGCACTTAACGCACAAACTCAGGAGGAAGCAGATATTTGCTTTCAAGACCTTGTTAAACTTGGGACTCCAGAGGATATTATTCGTCAAAATATTGGTTATCTTTCTTTTAATTATGATTACGCGGTTCGTTTGAGAGTTGAAAAATTTTATGATGCTTTTCATCCATTTTTTGGAAAAGTAAGCGATTGTGGCACTCCGACCGATCTTGAGTCTTTTGTTTTGGGGTTTATTATGGGCACTGGAAAAGAAGTTGTGAAGTTTACAACGATAGAAAAATACGCTAAAGAACTTGATGAGGAATGCGAAAAGGAAAAAATTGAAGACCCACAAAAAGAAATAGAAAGGTTAAAAAAGCAACTGCATATTGCTAATTACTGGAGAGCAAGATGGTGTGTAGAAACAGATGCTCTGGCAAAACAGAACAATGAAATGTTCCATGAGCTAAAAAAACTTAAAGCTATCAAGTAACTTTCTTATAATTTGTCAAGAATTTATTTACTATGTTCAATGTTTTATTTGCTGATGTGATGGAGCTTTCGGAATATTTGTATTCTTTTGCCATTTTAAAATAACGCTTTAGCCACTGTTTCTTTTCTTTCATTGCTTTAATTGCTTCTTTTGGTGGCACATCAAACGCAGAAGGTTTGTCCACGAAGCTGGACAAATTATCTAACTGCTTCTGCAATCTTATTTTCTTAACTGTATTATTACAGCAACATAACTCAATGTTTATAATGCTTAAGCATGACTGTAAAATACTTTTGACTTCTTTACTTATTCTCATTTCGCCTCCTTTGCTGCACAGGTTCGTATTTCTTACATCTCATTAATGTTGACTGCAAAAATCTGCACTTGGTTGATATCGCCAGATTAGTGGGGTATATTTCAATAGGGCGTTTCACCCAACGCTGTAAGTCTGTTTAGGGAGCACAATTATGGTAGCAGAATTCGTCGAGCACCGAACCGCCAAGGAGTTTTATGAACAACTTGCCAGTACTGAGACTGGAGAGTTTCAATTAGAAACTGATAACTCGCAGGTTTTTGCCAGATTCGAACATAAGGGAGTTTTTCATTCTATCCCATTTAAATGTTTAAAGTGGGGAGTTGGAATGAAAAAGTGGCTCCACAAAAATATTTAATAAATATATGATTTCTTGGTGTAAGGGGGTGCTATGTAGCACCCCTTTTTTAATTGCTAATATATTCTACTCCTGTCTTTTCGTACTGCTTAGCAAACATTGGGTCAATCATATCTTCCTTTTTTATTTTGCCTTCCTTGTCAGGAAGAATCATTCGCAATATCTTTCTGTTGCTCTCTGTTGCAGGGATAAATAACACTTTATAATTACTGATTATTTCGTCGTATTCAACAAAAGGCTTTATAATTAATCCTTCTTTTACTTTTTTGTGTAAACCATGCATAATTTGTAGACAAATATTAGGGTCCATTGGTAAAACAATTTGTACATCGTTTCCAGAAAAATGATGAGTATGAAAATTAAATTTCATGGGCATATTATCGTCATCCACAACAATATGAGCGTACCATCCATATTTTTTAAGTGATTGTTCTTGCATTTGTAAAACTGATTCAACTCCGTCTGTGCAAACCTTGCACTTGCATTTTTTATTTTTCATGTTTTTGGCAATCCCAGAGGATTGCTCCTTTCGTTTGTTGGGAATGCAAACCTTCTTGCCTAGTCCACTGTTTCAAGTCTGTGCCGAGCAACTTGATTTCAAAAGACTCAACAGTCAAATCAACGAGTCTTATATCATTTATCAAACAGCTCTGGGATTGCAAGATGGCTGGAAAAATCATCCAATAGTCAAAGCGTGGGTTGGATACGCTGATGCCCTCGCTTGTTACCACGATATATGTTTTAAAGAGTTCGAAAAAAGAGGTGGAAAAAATAAAGTAAGGTTTTTGTTAATTAACTCTTTAAACCAGAATGATTTTCTTATGCCAAAGTGGCTAGGAGATGAAAGGCTGCATTCTTCTCATCGTGCTGCATTGTTATGTAAGAAATTTGAGCATTATTCTGAATTTGGCTGGATCGAGAAACCAGAGATAAACTATTGGTGGCCGCCACCTTCCTGCGAATAAAAGGAATATTATAGATGATAATGATATAATATAGTATGCTTAATTATGTAAAAGTTGGTATTTTTTGTTGCCTATTTGTTTTTTCTGGTTGTGTTTTCGCACCTGTACATATCAGAACTCGTGTGGTAGTGCAGCGTCAATTAGGCTGTGAATACGAATATCAGGTTTCTAAATCAGAAGTAGAAAAAGAAATTCAGAATGCTAACAAAATCTATTGGTTAGCAGGTGTTGACTTTAGAGTTGAAACAGTTGAATTTAAACGGGCACCGTTTGACCAGTTTACTTGTTGGCGAGATTCTCTTAGTTATCCAGATTTCATATCCGTTTATTATGTCGATTCAAGAGATTTACAACCTTACAATGGTTTATCCTTATATGTTTTCTTCGGTGCAGTTATTGTAACTCCACGCAATGATTCGGTTACGTTAGCCCATGAATTAGGGCATGTTCTCGGACTGCTTCACACTTTTGATGAAGACGGATGTGCGGATACATTACCGCAAAAAGAACATATTTGCCAGCATAGTGGAGATGTTAACTGTGGTAATGTAATGAACTACTGCTGTCATGGTAGATATTATATAACATTAGATCAAGCGATGAGAATAAGAAGAAGCATTACAAGATGGAAAGGTTGTTTCACTACTGTCGGTAAAAGTGCGTTAGATAGTTATAAAGATAATTGGGATATCAACGATAAGTGGTAGTTTGTGTAATATTTGATGGTATAAAAACATCTTTAATGAAAGTACTTGGATCTTCGTTTAATTTCATATTCTTTTGATCTACGTTTACGGCTGTAATGCCATTCTTCCGCCTAACATTATAGGCGTTATCTGTTCCTCTTCCGTAAATTGGTTCGCTTATTACTACGCCCGGAATCCAGTTATTGTTTATTGTTGATTTGGTTAAAACCTGATCTCCGGGTTTAAAAAGAGCAACAGTACGATGAATTCTTTTTTTCATTTTCATGTCCTCTAAGCCCTTATTACTCTATCTGGGTGCCAGCCAAAAGTCAAATTTTTATAAATTAAAGACCCTCTTTGTATAATTAGATTGTGTTTAATAAAAATAATTTTGAGTTGTTTCACGGAAATTGTTTAGAAGTATTGCCCACACTTGAAGCTGAAAGTATTGATTTTTGTGTTGTTGATCCTCCATATGGTGGTTCTAAAACAAAAATCACAAAGAAGAACGGAAAAGATTGGACATCAGATTTTGGGCAATGGGATACATTTTTTACAGAATGGATGCCGCTAGTTTATAGGGCTTTAAAAGCTGATAGCGGTATGGTCGTGTTCGTGCCAGAACAACGCATAGAAACGCTGATACGAGACGCTACAGCGGCTGGATTTGAGTATGTACAGGGCTGGTTCTGGACCAAAT